TGAATGATAGATATGTATCTATATTCACTATTATAATATCTAAACAAAAAAAAATATAGAGAGTATACCAGGGCACACTGTATAGTGTGCCCAACTCTCATTAATTTTTATTCTTCATCCTCCCCTCTTAATACTCTAAATGGATTACTATTTCCATACATAGCGGAGTTGTATATGAATTTTGTAAGTTCGAAATTCTTATACTTTCTGCTATCTTTAAACTCTTCCATTCTTTCTGACAAGATGCGAATTACATTTCTGAAATCCCACCCCCTATCATGTTCACCGGTATCATTGGTGTATGAATACCTGGTGAATGTATTAAGAAAATCTAATAGATCATCTGCCTTATCTTTATATATGGCTAGATCCAATACTGCACCAGTACCATCATCCTCGTCAGTAGCACGGTGAAGTCTTGACAGGTACCCTATCTTATATAATGGATAGAATACCTTATCTAGATCTTCTTTATGTGCTTCATCCATCCATATATCTTCAATGATTATCTCGTTACCATCCTTTTCAGGACGGTCCCTTTCATCAATAACCATTGAGTCATATACAGACTCGTCAACATAGAAGAACTTACGATCGGCAATTTTGTCAACTGCATCAATTGCATCCTTAAGTTCTTCTCCACCTATTCCATCATTTACATATGATGAAATATTGTACATTGGTTCTGCCAATGATATAACCGTATCAGTAACGGTTTTGATATCATAGCATAAATTAGAGATAATAGTTTCCAGTTTCCAGCGAATATCATATAGCAGATTGTAGATATCTGAGGTATCTTCATCCTCATTATCTACTCCCAATGCACGATATTTGTCTAAGTAAATATGGTATACATTATCTATCATGTCTTTTGCATTCATTACTACATTTTTAAATTCTGTAAAGTTTCTCATATTACTACCTCTTTCTACCTAGGTATCTTTGACCTAGGATTTTTATATTTATTTTTTTAAATAATAGATTATTATCTATATTCACTATTATAATACGTAAACAAAAAAAAACGATTTTTAATAAATATTAAGGTTAGGAGTAATCCTAACCTTAATATATTTTGTTTTATATTGCTGTAATTATAGTATTTACAATAGCTTCCATAGAACTAGTATCGTAGTAAGATTCAAATTGATCTATTAAGGATTCTTCTATACTAGTGGCTTCTGGATGGGATAATACTATCTCGTGGAGTATTGCTCCTGTAGGCATATCCTTAAACCATTCTTTAGATACTAGTATACTATATCCTAATATCACCATGTTATATACAGACTCATATGATGATATCTTTATTTCATCACTATAAGCTAGTGGAGATGGTTCATATTCTATAAATGTATCTAATGATAGTATTCCCTTAAATAGCTCATAGATACATCTTATCGCATCTACGGCTTTTGTATCCTCTAAGAACATGTGTAATGGTAATAGTATAAGTAATTTACTATCTCCATTAGTATCACATATACGAGTAACTATAGGAAGTGCTACTTCTATATAATCTACTACAGAGATGTGTATTTCACCATCTCCTACAACGATACATTTATCTATTTTTAATACATCGTCTTCATTAACTATACAATTTGTAGATACAGTATGTACAATTGCTGCCTGAATTGCATTGGTTACATTGTAGCTAGATGCAATTGCTATATTATTTAAATAATACTTATTTAATAAAGTCAATCCACCATATACTGCTTCTATTTGTTTCAGCGTGTTCATAATTTTCTCCTTATCTTGTTTCTATATCTTTATATACCATCTTAGACTCTAAACCCTCTGCAACGACTTTAGAATCATAATAAGCATTTTTAGGAGAATATGCTTTTTCTGTAAACAATATTCTCCTACCATTTAAAATAACTTCCCCTGGAATAAAATTCCTATACAATTTACTTTCCAGAGCCTGTCTTTCTTTATGCTGTTGCTCCGAATAAAGAAAATATATATATCTATCTTTATCCATATTATTCCTCCTCTTCTACTTCTTCACAAGTATCATCTCCATCACTATTATAGCAATTATCAATAACTTGAGTATTATCCACATTGATATCTAGACTCTCCTTTAACTCCATATATTCATTTACAGTATAATCTATTTTACCATTTATATCTATTATAGCAGGTTTAGCTTTATTATATCTTTCTATAACCTCCTTAATTAGATTATCTTTAATGGTATACATATATGGAAAATTAGTAATACCATTATCCATAAAATACAATAAGTTACGTTTACACTTCTCTTCATTATATGAATTTATAATGGTATTATATTCATTTTGCCATTCCATTGGTTCCATATACTCGCTAAATGAATATCCATATTCTTCTGACATAGGAGCTATTACACCACTCATTCCTGGGTCAGAAGCAGAAGATGCATCTAAGTCTAATCTGCCTAAATGTGATGGGTGTATAGATCTATATATGATAGGTATAGCAGAACTACTACCATTATCATTTTCACCTATACCGCTTAGACCTTTATATGTAAATGATAATGCAATTTCTGCATCGTTATCATTTACAAGGTCTACGTAATTAACAAGTTTACTACTATTTATAGATGTGATTAATATATCAGGGTCTATATTGACCGCTCTAACTACATCCATGTATCTAACTTCTTTACCTTTATCAGAAGCTCGATTAATACCAGCTAACAACCTTTTACCATATATATTTGGTAAGTAGCCATCAGCCATTCTAGCTTTCTTTGTAGAGATATCCAGGTTATCTTTCTTACGAAGATTGCCGAACTCCCTCATCATCCATCTGATTATCTGATAGATATTCTCTTTCTCTTCATCTGGTAAATGAAGATTTTGCCTCGTATCTATATCATATATAATTTCTATAGAGTCCAATACAGATACACCCTTTTCCAAAGTAGGATACTTAAAGTCTCCACCTAGAGACTTAGCAAAGTACTCTGGTTTGAATATATCTATCCATGAATTGTAATCATGTATAATCTTAGATAGTGTGACTACTAATGATTGGATGATATTTTCTCTATCGAACAGATATCTAGGTACACTTATTATAGTATGCTTATCCTTACACTTGAAATTATAATATACATTAGAATCATATGGAGTTTTTCCTACATATATATCTGCTTCATTTAGCCCTAGGAAATGTTTAGTTCCATAGTAACCATACATTCCTAAGATATACTTCATAGTATCATTCTTTTTCGCAAATATATATGTAGTATAGTTAGTAGCATGTATAATATCATTAGTAACAACATCTGTCAATTTATATGTCTCTTTGTACATTTTTATTGGCATTATCGTTTTCTGAGTTACTGATAGCGACTTGGATGAAGAAGATGTATTATTATTGTAAGTGGACCCATCTACTATTTGAAACTGAGGAGCATAGTAATTACCCTGTATTCTCATGTAATATTTATCCACATATCTTGGTATCATAATATATACAGGAAACTCTCCTTCTAATATTTCTAATTGCTTAGTTTTAGGATCTTTACGCCTATCCTTTTCATCTATATTAATTCTAATATAATACTTCACTAGCAGTAGTGATATATCAGAATCTTTTAATTGAATATAATCATATGGATTTTCTTCTTTTTTACCATTCTTAGTTTTTGTGGAATAGTGTTTCCACAAATGCTTATTAATCTCATTATAATCTGTAATAAGCTTAAATGATATTACTCTAAGAGTAAAGAATCTATCTTTTTGAAATGATAGTATAATATTCTGAATTCCTCTGATTATGTCCTCGTCTTTTCTTTGGAACCAGTTATCATTAAATTCTGGTCTAGTGCGATTATTATAATCTCTCATATATTGTAATATATGAGGATGGTTATTATTCATCATATTGTCATCACCTCTAGATTAAAAAGATCTTTATAATCTTCTTTCAGTTTTGCAAGTAATTCTATAATACTGTCCATTGGTACTATTTTGTACCTTATTGCATATGATCTATATAAATAACTAAGATACATAATCTGTAATAATATACTAGCACTATCTTCGTTATATATTCTATATAATGCCAATTCAACTAATACGTCTATTGGTAATCTAAATTGGCTTGTAAAGTTCTTATCATATTTAGACAATAACTTCTCATATATATTTTTACGATATATCGTGCACTTGAAAGTTTCAGGATGTTCTTTCTTCTCTCTTAGATTCTCTATTAAAAGGTCATTAAGAATCTTACAAGTGTCATTTATCATCAGTGAAATCTTTTTAAAAGTTTCTAAATTATTAAATTTCTTGTTATTCATTATTACCTCCTGTAAGGACTTTTCTTATTTCTGTACCCATAGGATTAGGTACAGAATTAGATGTGTCTCTGATTCTTAGTTCTACCTCTAAATCCAATTTCTCAGATATAGAGATAAGTTTCTTCATTGTTATTGTATGACCTTTAAATAGTCTCTTATCGTTTAGGAAGTTTTCCCCAAACTTATGAGCGTATTTATCAATGTCTATATTTTTAGCTAATATAGCCTCTTTAAGACATTGCATCTCTGCAGTATCCATATCTGATACTGTGGGAGTAAACGTATTACCATTATTCATTAATACGTTAGATTCCATTTCTTTTAACTTGGTTTGTTTCTTAACCAAGTCAGTTGCCGATTTTATATCTTTATAATCTATAATATTATTATTCTCATAAAGATATTTATTATATTCTTCATCGTCTTTATTTGGAACATTTACAAATATAACACAACCTGCATCATATACACCGTATCTTGTATCCGATTTTACTCTGTGCGGTAATATATATTTAGTACCATCTTCTGATACATATTCTACCGTGGTATTTGTATTCCTATACAATTCAGGATGTTTTAGATATTTTTCTTCTGGAACTACATCTAAAAGTAATCCTTCAAAATTTACCTTTTTCAGTAACATATACTTTCTCCTTATAAAAAAATATAATAAAAATAAGAGGTAGACTAGTCTACCTCTTATTTATTCTATTATATCTTAAACACCATTAGCTCTGATATGAAGCATCGTCCTTTACTAGATTTTTGATTTCCTCATCTATATTTATGGACTTTACAATGCTTCCATCTTTTACCTCTCCGTGTATTTCGAATACACCAACTTGCTCTAATGAAGCAGGTGCATCATCTTTCACGTTTTCATCAAGCCATTGGATTAATCCATCTAATATCATATTAGATATATTCAATCCTGTACTTTCTGATTCAAATTTCATTCCATATAACTTAGCTGCTGCACTAGTTAGGAATGGAATGAACAACTCATGTGTAGATGGTATAAGATTATCTCCCTTAACACCATCCATATCTGCCTGGTTGAATGTCCACTCGTATACCCAGTGTCCATCTACAAATTCAATATAAGCTCCTGCTAGGAACTTACCATCTACAGTCTTGAATACAATTCCTTTTGCTGCATCCTGTGATTTAATAGATGCAAGGAATTTGCTTACTGCTACAAACAGAGTTCTTGATACCTTTGGTATATGAATCTCTGCCAATATGAAATCTTGAGTTGCAAGCTGTCTGCTTACATCCTCTAATATATTTGTATCCTCGAATTTTACCTTTGTTACTTCTGTTGCCATACTTTGCAACCTCCTTCTTATTTTATTTATTTTTTTATACGAGAAATTAATTTCTCATATCAATAATATAATATGTCATTAAAAGAATATTTATACTCTTCAATTGAAAGTTGGACTTTTAGTAAAAAATTACAAATACTTTGATACATCTTTACTAAATTCTTTCACTGGTATTATTTTACAATTCTCTCCGACTTTAGATGTTTTAGAACTAGAGAAACCTTCATATGGTATTAAAAGTATATCTGTACTTTTAGTAACACTAGCATTATCATCAGCATCATATCCAATACTTCTTAATGCTGCAAATAATTCTTTATCTCTAAATCCTGTACATCTGACTTGTACTTTCTTTACTGTGCCTTTAGATGGTAGTATATTTCTATACATAGATACCATTTCTTTTAAATCATCTATAAAGAATGGTAGCTCTGTTAATATAGTATTTAGAATACTATTACCTATACCTTTTATAGATATAATACCATCTATAAATTCTCCATTCCCATAATTAGATAAGAAATCACTAATACCATAATTGTCAAATATACGTTTCCAAGTTCTATCGGATATATTATCAAATCCAATAGAACCAAATATTTGATAATCATATATGTCTGTATTAAAATGATTTGTAATATCATTATAGAAATTACTACACTCTATATCCCCAAAACCATAGTCTTTAAAACTATTAGTTTTGTATATATCTATTACATCTTTCATATGTGTAGCATTAAGTCTACGAATGGTCTGTTCACCAAAGTTTGGTATATTAAGTTTCTTAAAGGTATTTACCATTCTAGAAATACCTCTTTCAGAACACTCTATATTTGGGCATTTTACAGACTTATTAGAATCAGATATAGCTAAGGTAGTACCGCAGCATGGACACACTTCAGGGAATCTTTCCTTTACAGGATTTATATCAGTTTCCTTATATACATATGGCATTACATCGTTTACATATTTGATATTTAATATATCACCCTTACCTAGATTCAGTTCATTAAACCTATTATAAGAATGACCACTAGACATATGATGTATAGAACCATAGAACTCCACTGGGTCATAATGTATCATTGGAGTTATTGTACCATCTTGCCCTATAGTATAGGTATATCCTCTAAATGTAGTTATTCTGTTTAGAGGATTAAACTTAACTGCCATAGAATACTTATTTACGAAATTTTCTCTAGGTAGTAAATTCCTAATATCCTGATCAACAAAAGATACTACAATACCATCATACATAAATGGTATCATATATCTAGCATCTTCTGCCTCTTCTACAAACTTCTTTATTTGATATAATAGATATGTATAATCTCCAGAAATTACAGTATACCTATTAGGACAACCCTTAGTAGCATAGAAATAGTTCAAGTATTCTAATTCTGCAATTCTGTCAGATAATATCTCTTTACCATCAAATATTTTTGATTCTACTTGTAGTGGTACAAGGGTAATATAATCTCTATATTCATTTGCATCGCTAGAACTTAAGAGTCCTATTATTGCAGTTCTGGCATTCTTATAAATATAACCTTTACTCTTATTAAATCTCTCTAGAGCATCATATTGGATAATAGCTTCAAATTTTATTCCTACAGGAGTCTTCTTAGGCTTAACTACATGAGGAAACCTATATCCATATAATATAGGACTCATATCAATAGCTTTACCATTATTAGTATCTCCTCTAGATCTAGCGGATAATACAATATCTGTACAATCTGCTTCTACAGATACACCATCATATTTTAATTCTAATACCATAGTATATCTTCTTGATGGATCCATTATACCCTCTGTAATATACTTGGCAAAGAAATCTCTTTCTAGTATCTTTACATTAGGGTCATTATCAACTCCAGCTTTTGCTGCTTCATATACTGTAACAAATTTACATTTGTCCAGTGTACCTATTAACTCAGGATGTTTATGGGAAGTATTCCTGGTTCTCTTAGATATATATTCATTACTAGATATATCATCATACTTCTTTAAATCATATTCATTTATCCTTAATGGTGGATAACGTATATCATCATCAAACCATCTTTCTTCATCATACTTTGGATCAAAGTATAATACAGGATTGGTATTCTTGTTGTTTAATAGAATATTATTAGAATTACTTATGTTAGGTACTATTATAGAACCAACCCTATAATCTGGTTTGAAGTATTTAAGTTTCTCCAGTAATATATCATATACACCATCTTCTACTAATAATATAGTATCTATAGTCTGGTTATACAATATATTAGATATTTCTATTATATACTCTAAATTTTCAATATCATCTTCTTTTAACTCTTCATTTGGAGTATCTAATATCTCTAGAATGTATTTAGATATTTTTTCAGAATTATTATATATATTCTGTACATTACCTGATTGTACCAAATCATTTAACATTCTTTTAATCATAATTGTCTCCCTTTTTATCATATACTTAATTAAAAGCGACGAAGAGTTTTAAACTCTTCGTCCTTTTTACCTTTTATTCATCAAATTCTACAGCAGGTATTACTACAGCACAGCGTTTTAGGATATCTTCTTTTTCTTTCTGTATTCTGTACCACCTTTTAAAGTCATAATTCTTACTATTAAAAGATACAGCTTCTCGTTTACCATTCATAAAACTAACTGCATTTATTTTAATAGCAGGAGTATATACTCTTTTTCTCTTTCTAAATACTATCTTATATCCCATTGTCTTAAGTCTTGCGTTTAATTTCTCTACAGACCTATTCTTAGCATCAGGATTTAAGTGTATATCTATATCATATGGATCTCCTGTATATAACTCTTCTACCTGTCTTCTAGCAGAAGGTGATAAAGAGTGTATCATAAGGTTTCCTATGACAGCGTCTGTACCCATATGAGCTAAATCTCCAGTCTCCATTGGACCGAATTTAATGGGTGTATTCGAATACAACTCTTTAAAGGCTTTGTTTGCCTTAGATTTAGCATTCTCTCCCATTATATTGGTAGAAGATAGAGAAGTTGCAGAGAACTTTTCTTCTGCAAATTGTTTTAATCTAAGATTGTATTGACTAGTAAGAATAGTTGCTTTTCTAGTTGGTACATATCTTAGATTACCTTTACTATCTTCTATAGGTACTGTGAGCTTCACCGGTTTTATCCATGGGAATGTATCATATAATGCCATTATAGTATCTATAGTTACCGTATCACTCATCGGCATTGCTGATACATGAATACATTGTTGCTCTAATATAGTATTTAAAAAGAATCTATAACTATCAGCATCTAAACGTTGTACATAATTTCGCATATCTTTCTCTTCTTCAGGAACTAATATTCCTAAAAATTTGAATATAAACTCATATGCGTCTTCTGGTTGTATATCAGGAGTCTTTCTAAGATAATCTAATATACACATAGATATATAATTTATAGACATCTCAAATATCTGACCAGGGTTTTCTCTACCATACATGGTAGAGGAGTTTTTTATCATGTCAGCATATTCACCATTTGGTAATTTAGGCATCATATGCTGTGGATATACTGTAGATACTACACCTTTTCCTCCGTATCTATCTGCACATTTATCTCCTACATCAAATAAGCGTTCTTCTAATAGAATATACTCTATGTATATATTTGAGAATGGTTTCTTGGTCATAACTTTTTTACCATTTATTTCATCTATACATCTAAAGAATAACTTCTGCAGATTATAAGATAATGTATATCCATTAGTTTGATATGGACCTACTGTAGCAATGATTTCATTACACATTCTCATACGCTCTTGATAATACTTGTTAAATTGAGCATTATATACGGAATTAGTAAGGAAATCTACATTGTTACAGTATATATTGATGTCCAAGACTTTGCCTTTTACAACTATCTTATCATCGGACATCATCAGCTCTCTAAGTCTATTGATAGCCTGTGTATATATAGCCTCTTCTTTATTCTCTCTACGATATGCCATAAGTATACCATTCTTAACATCTTCTCCTATATCAGGAAAGATTTTATATATATTCTCATCACCATAGAGATTTAATGGAATATCGTTCTCATTAATTATTCTATCTACATTCTTGAGTAAAGATGTAGCCATCTTATGCATACATACATCAGATATAATTACAGAGTCCTCCATATTTTCATCATTAGCATTATACATCACATTCAATTCACAACCTGCCGTCTTATTACCATATTGGTCAAAGCCTATAGAATGTACTATAGGCTCATCTTTTGGTATACTAGACCCAGGAACTAATGAGTCTATGTATGAATTATTGATTAGATATCCATATACCTCGGTTTTCCATTTATAAGAAACTCTTTCTATTACATCTATTTCAGATGTAGTTAGATTCTGGATAATTAACCAATAATGATGGTTAGGTGCTTGTGAGAATTTAGATATCTTAGCAAGTACCACATAGTCATAATTTAATTTAATAATAGATGAAGAATAATCTCCAAATCTATTTTCAAATCCTGTAGATACATAGGGTGTCATTCCCCTATTAAGTACCAACGTATGTGATTGATGGGTTCCATTCATTATCTTCCTGGAACCGGAGTTTGTTGCGTTATTAGGAATATTTAAACCTTTTCCTAATACTTGCTCATTGTGTCTTAATCTTGATACGCTTTCTTGTACTAAATCATTATAATCAAAATAATTAGACATAACTTCTATATTTCCTTTCTTTATATTTTCAATATTATAATATCTATTTTTATTATATTTTTGAAAATACTATACCTCTTGCTGTATCTGTGTAGCCATTCCAAATAATGAGTCCATGAGTACACTAGATTTGGTAAACATAGGTGCTTGGTCAGGGTCGTACAAAAGTTTACTTAATTCACTTAATGATACATTCATAAAGCAATTTCTAAACTCTTCATTTGTATATAGCTTCTCTTGGAATGTCTTTTGAGTAAACTTATCTTCACAACCTGGAATAGTCATATATGTACCCTTTGGAATTATTCCTCTATCTTTTAAGAATACCAATAGAGACATTTCTGGTCTAAATCCGGTCTTCAAATCAAATACTAATGGAACAGATAAGTTAGACTCATTAGACCTAGATTTAATTATTTCTATATTAACAATAGAACCATTTATACCAAATCCATCAGACTCTTTTAACTTAGTACTATCACTAAGTCTTATCAAATTATTAGCAAGATATGTAACAGCCTTACCACCAGGCATTGTTTCACCCTGTCTTAATCCAGATATCTGTAATGGTTTATGTTGGAATGGATTGATATTAATATCGTCATTAATATGATTTATTGCTAATATTATTATATTAGCAATTTTGAGCTTAGGTATAATTCTCTTATATATAGCAGTATTACCTTTAGCTATAGCTGCCGCTGACATAGAACCAGATAATTCTTCTTCTTCACTTATATTATCAGGTACTAATACAGCTAAAGAGTCTAATACATATACAGTAGGTTCTAATTTATATATAGGTCTTCCTTTAGGGTCTAGATATCCTGTATCATATGCATATTTTTCAACATCTGTTGTTTTCTCTTTATATATCTCATTAATTCTCTTAAAGAAAGTTTCAGAAGTTACACCAGTATTCCTATATTGTAATTTACCAGCATCTATCTCATCATCTGTAAAATTTAATAACTGGCGTCTACGTACATATATAGAACCACCCTCTACATCATCATAGAATACTTTACTATTTCTAAATGGTCTAGTTATATTTCCTGCCATCTGTAATGCTAATGTTGTTTTACCACATTTGGAACGACCTATTATAGTATTAGACGTACCATCCATTATACCAATAGCATTATATTTGAATTTAGCATCATTAGTATTTACATGAACTACATATCCATTTAAAAAGTCGAATGGAAAAAACCCTGTAGGATACATTACATCAAAAGACGACTCATATGACCTTATATCTTTAGGTATTTCTATATTTAATTTTCTTCCCATAATTTATTATCTCTCCTTAATATTTCTTTTACAATAGAGTTCTGGACTAAATAGAAAAATATTAAGGAGATAGATTTCTCTATCTCCTCTTTTAAATTATTCTCTATCTGTATCTTTAGCATCTTCTTCATCGTCTTCGTTCTTAGAGTTACCCTTATTCAATGTATCATTCTCAGATTCATTAAACGGAAAATATCCAAGACCCAAATCTCCCTGCTCATTTAATGAGCCATACTTCTTATCCATATATACTTCTCCTTTCTTAAAATTGTACATTATTATATAGTGTTTGTCCCTGTGCAATTATTTGTTTTCCACCAACAGGTATTGTAAAACTACTATCTAAATACCAAGCACCACCACCTGTTCCAATTCCAGTTCCACCTATTCCTAAACTTTGATTGTTATTAGGTAATTTTAATACACGAATTCTATTACCCCATAATTCAAGGTTACTAAGTAATAGGTTGTCAGATAAATCTAGTATATCAAAATCCATATTTAACCCACCTAGTTGTAAAGTTTTTAATCTTTTGAATGTGGGTCTTTTAAATAATCCTTGGTCATTTGCTATTACACGACTTTTATGACTCTCATCTTCATTTAAAAATTCAGAGTTATATGTTATACTTAATGCCTCTATATTTTCTATATTGCTATATATAGATTCAAATATATTACTGTATATTTTACATCCGTGTATATATAGATTTTTTATATCTTTAATATTCTTAAAAGATATTCCACTACTATATACTTTAGAAGTCATAATAGATAATGTATTTGTAGGTAAATACATAGGCTTAGTAAAATTAATAGAGAATTTTTTAAAATCTATATCTCTAAGCGTTATATCTCCAGATTTACAGTAATACATTACATTCATTCTATAATTAATATTCACATTCATACCATTTATAGCTGTTTTACATGGTAAATCTGAATCGAATACCACTTGCTGCATATTATTTCCTGATTCATGTATATTTAAATTAAATTTAGTACCAATATTTGATATTATCAGAGATCTAAATGCTACTGCACCAAAGTTTATACCATTTGCTTCATAATAATAATCTTTCCCGCCTTCTTCTTTATAATATTTTGGGGCTATAAAGTTATAAAGAGTATATCCATCATCAGTATAATGAGGTATAAATCCTATTCTATTGGTATTACCTATTCTATTCGAATACAGATCTGTTATAATCTGACCAGATTTATTTACAGGTGTATATTCAGGAGCACCTTTCATAGGATTATTATATAAATATAACTCTCGTTTTACAAAATTTATAGACGGTAATTTTAAAAAATACAAAGTTTTTCCATTCATAGGAATTGTTACATTTCCCATATTATCAGATACTGGATAATTACCATTTATATCATAGCAAATTGTTATATCAGAGGTTATTGTGTTGATTATCATATAATCAACTATAAGATTATCTGTTCTAGAAAATCCTATAATATTTTTATTACTAATATCTGGTAAGATTATCTTATCTATCATACAGTTAAATAACTTTAATCTTTTCAATTGTAAATTACTAAGATCCAGACATTTTAGTTTTAGATTTTCTAAAGATAAATATTCCAATGTATTTGGAAATTTAATCACATCTATATCTGAATTATAATTAAGAAGATCTGGATGTTCTCTTAATATATCTAATCTATTTAGCCTATGTAATAGACTAATCTGCTTGAATAATTCTGTACTATAAGAAAATGATAATATTAAATTATCAATTATATTATTCTTTGTAAAATCTATAAGGGTTAATGGTAAAAATTTTTTATTATATCTACCATCCATTGATAGTGCTGTGATCTTATAGTAATAATTATTTTTTGTAAAGTACAATGGTGGAGATACTTCCATATATCCTTTAGCACCTATCATTTCTATATTTTTTATAAAATTTCCATTAGAATCTACTTCAGCTAATACAGTATCCGTATTACTTCCACCATCCCAATCATAATTTGTTTCTGCAAATTTTATTTTCAATAGAGATACGTATTTTTTATACACAGGTAATGATTTAAATAATGACTTATCTTGAAATAAAATCACTATATATTTTGTTTCTTGAATATATTTTATAGCTTGTATTTCTTCTATTTGTTTTTGATCATATATTATATCCCTATTAGCATTAAAATATAGTATTGTAGCTTCGGTATTGATGTTTGTCTTTATAAAGTATGGACTCGATTCACGCAATGGAGAATTATCTATATCTATATAATTAGTAAAATATCCTGTATCAGTATCAGAAATAGAACTATTGTTTTTAATATATTTTTTATATGGCAATTCTATTAAGGTAGATAAATCTAATAGATTTACACCAAAATTATTCTCAGAGAACGGTATTATTGATTTCATATTACCTCCTTTCTAAATTAATTAAAAGTTCCAGTGGAATTTCTCCCACTGGAAGTGTATTATATTTATATAAACTTATTCCATATCTTGGATATCTCTTTAGTGCTAAATGGTTCTAATCCGAATATTAAGAATTTAAGTATTAATTCTTTATCTATATCATATATGCATCTATCACTACCATATAATTTAAGATATTCATTTATAGGTAATTCATCTTTTGATATAGATGATTGAATAAATTCAAATATTTCTGCTTTAAGATCCAACTGTGATGCAAAACAGTTAGCTTTATCGTTTTTATCTGCAAAATCCATACATTTAAGCCAATCTACATTATATAACTCAGGAAGAATTATATCATCAAATCTATGAAGATCTGCATCTTTACCACATAATAATCTACCATATTTTGTCATCATTAATAGGTGTATCTTAGTAAGAACAAATAAAGATTCATCCTCAAGTGTATCTGATACTTTTCTGTACTCATCTATAACCTTAGATACAAACCTTAGTTTAGCTACATTCTTAGCATTCTCTATATCTTCTTGACCGATTCTTGTCTCATTAATATATATATTCATTATATAATAATTATCAACGAAGTTATCTACGAATAAATATGGAGCATTTAAAGAATTTTCTGTTTGATCAAATAAATATATTCTTAATATTGCTATAAATTTAGTACTAGTAGATAAAGGATATCCTACAATATATGCAGAATGTGAGTCTAATTCACAGTCTATCATATTAAACATTTTGTTCATTACATTAAAATACTTTTTAATGTAATCTTCATAATATTCATTACTTTCATCTACCTCTTTATCCAATATTACATTTTGTAATGCTAAATACTCTTTAGAAAAATATCCAGCTCCCTGACTTACATTTGACATTATAAATTACCTCCAAATTTTTTAATTTTAAGAAAGTTCAATATTATATATTATTCTAATTCTCCTCTAGATATAGCTCTACGTCTATTTTGTAAAGTATGCGGTGTATAGTAATCTACATCAACTAAATTACTATGGAGATTTGCTCCTATTAAATATACATTAAGCATATTCTTTGCTAATGAGTCTGTGTTATCAGGATCTATTTCTTCAAAAGAGACTTCACCTTTTGTATTTATTATATTATAAGCCTCGGATTTAGCTTTCATAGCATCTGCTTTAACTCTAGCATTCTCTATAAGAGTATTTTCTAGACCAAGTGCCATATTAGCCTCAAACTCTTTATCTGAATGAACACCACCTTTATCTCCAGAGGTTAATCTACCTGTTGCATCTCTTTTGGTTATATTAATAGATGTATTATTCTTCTTAATAACCATCTGTTTCATACGTTTAATATTAACATATCCAGTTAAGCATTCTTTTGTTTCTATTGGATTACCATCTTTATCTTTAAACAGGTATGGGAGTTTTACTTTCTCCATTAATGGTTTATTCAATACTTTAAATCCATCGAAAGCATCATTCATTGTAGGTTCTACTTTAAATGCATCCACATGTACTCTAAAAGGTAACCTTCTCTTTATAAACTTTTCAAATGCTGCATTACTCATATTAGCAAATATTTCTCTATAATATTGAGTATTAGCTCCTGTCTTATCTATAGCATCAAATGTCTTATATATTAATGCTTCTATTTTATCCCTTATTTGATCTGTCATATAATACCTCCTTATTTATTAGCTATATTTATAGTTAAAGCAATATATGACAATATAGCTCTAAAATAATTGTTCTTTGTAGCAGGAGTTTTTGTTCTTAAATATCTCTCAGACGTATTAAGCCAACCTAATATATACGACTTCAATTGAAGTATATCTTTATTTTTAGTATTAGGCTTCATCTTTATAGAATAACTAATAAATTCAATTCCTGTGATATCTTTAGAGTTAGGATTATTAGTCATGAAGTCTGTAATTAATATATTTATACCATGTCTTAATTGCATAAGATAATTATTGTTTGTAATTATTGTTTCAAATATGGATTTTAGTTCAACGGGGTTTACTCCTGACATAGATGCAGCTTTACATCTCTCTAAATTTACAGAAGTTGTAGTAATATAATTAATAGATTTCTCCGTTATAGCTTCTGCTGTTTTTGAATCTGTATTACTAAGTCTATAATTTTCGGAGTCCATATTATCTGACTCATAATTTAAATACAATTTATTCTCATACGCTTCGAAGTATAATTTAGCTATATTTCTGAAGAAAGCATACATACGAGTATATAATTGATGTATCAAATATACTAAGTCTTCATCTGTAGGTTTATCAAACATTTTCTTGTATGTATCTAACCAAGTATTACAAATACTACTAATAGCACCCCATACAGAACCGGTCTTTACTAAATCAAATTTCTGCGTAAGCATATGGTTTAATACATATTCCATTACCTCTCTTTTAGGAACAAAGTTTCTAAACCACTTATAATGTATAGACGCATAGAATTTTCCAGAGAATGCTAAGTATGTAGTTAATAACTCTATATCTTTTCTATTTTTATTAGATCTAATATAGTATCTTATTACTCCTAGTAATGCTATACTAAATGGGTCTTTACAAGCTTGTAATTCATCTTTCTTAAAATAGTACACATATTGTAATCTACCTGATACATCTTTTTCTACAACTTTTATACTATGAAAGAAATCATCAGAATCTTTAGTTTTAAAGAATATTCTATCACAAGGTATAGTATCGTACAATTGTTCGTGTCTAGAATGTACAAATCTACCTATACATTGTTTCAAGGAAGTTTGTCTGGCTGTATTAGATATAGAGGATTCTATAATAGGATATATTGTATCTATAATAGTAGTATCATCTATAGTTTTTTTATTACCCTTAGCTTGTCGGGCATAATAAACATCATCAAATTCTTTCACTATATCTCCTTTCAAAAAAATAAATTTTGTTAAAATATAGTGGATAGATTAACTCTATCCACTATTATTATTTATTAGTATGTAATTGATGTATTTAGTATAACGTCAGATTTGGTAGATACCATCTTTTCTCCTGATGATATACTAGAACCTACAGGTATATCTGATATTGGAATATTTATCATTCCAGATGATGTGTTTATATTTAGTATAGATGTAGGTACTACACCATACACATTAAATATCTCATCATTCTTACCTAGCTTAATTACACTATTACCTGCTCTACCTCTATTAGAAACTTCTAATCCTGTGGCAGGGAATTTATTCACTTTTCCTGAACGTGTAACCACTATAATATCTGTAGTCTCTGGATATATTATACTACATCCATGTATATCATCTATAGTATTCATAATCCCTACACCGATACTATTCCTCTTATAACAAGGAATATCTGTCATAGGAACTCTTAGTGCTTTATGGTTACTGTAAACTACCAAATCTAGCTGGTCAGATACTATTTGTACTGATACTACATTATCATCACCATTAAGTTTACTATATATAATACCAGATGGAGGTACTTTTAAGAAGTCCTCTATATCGAGTTTCTTAACGTAATGATTTTTCGTTAGTACTAATACAAAATATTTATTAGCATTCTTAGCAGCCTTCTTTATCCATGGCTCATACATAATATTTACTATATCTGCAGTAAGCCCTCTAATAGATAGTCTAATATCTATACCACCATCAGACTTACCACATAGTGGTATCTTGTGTATTGGTAATAGATACACTCTTCCTTTATTATCGAATAGGATAATATTTTCAGTGTTATCTACTAGGTCTATAACATACTTTGGTTTATCTCCTTTAACAATATTTATTACATCATCAGGAGATAGTTTCCTAATATAGTTATTTTCAGTAACTACAATTTTAAAGTTACCTTTAGGTATATTACCTGTATCAGATGATTGAATAATTTTACATACTCTAGGAGTACCATATTTATTACGTATATATATTAACTCCTCTTTGACTAATTCCTTTATCTTATTGTCGTCTGTAATAATAGGCTCTATATAGTTTAGCTCATCAATTATTTTCTTAGCTTCCTCTTCGTATCTAGCTAGAGAATCGTATGACAATGATTTGATAGAGGCATTTAATATAAAAGATGCTTGTAAATCAGTAACTTTAGCATGCTTAATTAGAAACTCTACTAAAGATGCCTCATCAGTACCTTTCTTTTTCTTTATCATATTGATAAATTCATCAATATATCCAGATTTGATTACTTTGATGAATGCGTCTATTTTGTGATATCTAGTATTAATCACTTCTAGTCTATTATACAATTCTCTAAATTTGTTATTCATAGTAAATTGTATAAATGACTCTAGATATGATTTATAATTCATTCTTACAGATGCTATATCATCTACAGCTTCAAAGTTTACAGAGAATGATTTCTCTATATCTGTAAATTTATATAATGCAGACTTTACAAATTCAGTATCTGCACCTTTTCTGAGCTTAACTATGATACATACACCCACATTATCAGTGTCAGATGCATCATTTATATCCAATATTTGAGGAAATTTACCACCCGCAACCAATGCTTCTATTTGACTGGTTATCTTATTGGTATTATACTCTGGTAGAGATTTTACTATTAGTAGAGGATTACCTTCATTTTCATTCTCTACTATATGTATTTCTCCTCTTTTATTTGGGTCCTCTATAACCTTACCATGAGTAGTATATATATGCCCTCTAGCTCTATAAGAACCACTACCTTTCATAGATATATCTTTCCAATCTGTATCTATGATATCACATGGTATACAATGGTCTGGTATCAATACAATATCTATTGTAGGGTTATCTATTAATGCTATAGTAGCATCTAATACGTTTATAAGAGCATGAGGAGGTATTGATGTGGATAATCCTACTCCAATACCATCTGCTCCATTTATTAATAATAATGGAACTTTACATGGTAGATACTTTGGTTCTTTACAAGTATCATCAAAGTTCGGTAACCAGTCTGCCATTGCACTAGATTCTTGTAATCCTCCCATTACGCATTCTACTGCAAACGGGCTTAGTGTTGCAAATGTATATCTTGGAGCAGATGCACCATCTCCTCCAATATTACCAAAGTTACCACCTGGGATTAGTAACGGTATTTTACGTTCAAACCAGTTGGACAACGGTTTCATTGCATCATATACTGAAGTATCACCATGGGGGTGATACTTCTTTAAAATTGTCCCTATTACTGCTGTTGATTTTACTGTATGATTACCAATAGCTCTTTCATCTTTAGCCATACAATATATTATTCTTCTTTGGACAGGTTTTAACCCATCCTTTATCTCAGGAATTGACCTCTTTAGATTATTTACAATGCTATATCTTGCCATATCCTCTATATAGAGACTATGACAATTACGCTGTAATATCTTTTCCATCAGTGTAACGCTCCTTTGCTTTTTTCTTATAGAAAAACCTTTTTAATGAGGGGTGGCTTTCATATAAATATAGTCTATGTCTATTTCCAAAATAGACTTTTTGTATATCATTAAGTATATGAGAATCTTTTTTATGTTTTTTAATTTCCATAGCATCATACACTGTCTTATGTATAACGATGGCTGTATTATTAGGATTACCTGAAGCAAATGTATGTAATTTGCTTGACGCATTAGATTCGATAAATGCTTCTAATAACTTGTACAAATTTTCTTGGGTATCATATTCAGCACCTTCTATTACAAATACATTATTAAATCTATACTGTATTCTTCTATAGAAATTGTGCAAGAATCTATATAGATATTCAGAACTGTTTTTCTTATATAAGAAGTCTGATATAGCCGGTTGGTATATTCTGTAATAAATCGCACAATTTGGCATAGATGGTTTATAATACTTACTGTTTTCTAACTTTAAAAAATGGTCTTTGATTGTACTCATAGTTTTTAATATGTCCTTTCCATATTTTATTATTTTTAATCCTAAGTTTGGGTAACTGTAAGATCATAATTATAATATCTATTTACTATGACGATTGACGAAGGAGGACCCAAGATGGATTATCCATCTTGGGTCAATGTCAATACTAAAAGTAAGACTAAAAGCAGTTCAACAAAAATAAGTATTTAATGAGAAGTCGTATAGTTATTGTTATAATTCAAGAGGTGCTTGACCGAAAGTGAACGAGCTCAAATGTTCCTAAGTATATACGACTTCTCAAAAAGGAAATAAAGAAACTATGTTTACAAGCAATAAGTTTCATTCATGAATACCAGGATATAAACCCAACCACGAAATCTATATCCTTATCATTTTGTTATATTAATTTTAGAAATAAAAAAAAATAAAAGAGGTTGATTTCTCAACCTCTATATTTAATTTATCCTATCAAATCTGACCTAGATATAGATTCTATCTTATCTAGTATCAGTTTCTTATTAGAATTGTATTCTCTAATAATCTTCATATCTGATATTATATCTTCAGATGTATATTGTACTAGAGTTCTATTATCTGGAAGCATAGTAGATTCAGCTAATTGACTACTAGCCATTTCTCCTAGACCTTTATATCTGTGTACATTACCACCAGATGATGAGGCTAATACTAAATTATATAATCCAGTAGGTTGTCCATCTAGTATGAACTTAGTACAGTTCTCTTTTAATGCCATATCTATATATGGCAATATTCTACTACATCTAGATATAAATCTATCATTAAAGAATACTGTTTGTACTTGGTCATTTATTAACCCTTTAATTTTTATAGTACCATTATCCATTACTATATTCTCTTTATTAATAAATCTATATTTATCAATTAGAGATTGTTGTATTACAGAGAATTTACTCTCTAATATATAATTGGATAATAGTATCTCTAATAATGTAGGGTCTATTTTAAACCCATTAATTATTTCATCCATCTCATAAACATAGTCCTCGTATTTCATGAGTATAGATGTAAATACTTCTGGAGTTATTTGTTTTCCTAGACCATCTAATATTTGATGATTACTAGAAAATTGTTTCTGCATATATTTAGCATAATCTAATCTATCAGTAAAGTATCTATATTTTCCCTTACCTTTATTTACCCCATATAGTGGAGGTACTGCCTTATATACCATTCCAGCTTCTACCATACCTGGAAATAATACTAGAGCCATTAATAATAGAAGAGAATTTATATGAGAACCATCGGCATCTGCATCAGCAAAGAATATTAGCTTTTGAAACTTAACTTTCTTTATATCGAAATTCTTACCAAAACCTCCACCAAGAATTTGTGCTATACCCATCAGTTCTGGGTTTGCCATTATCTTTTCCATAGTGGCATTGTATACACTAAGTATTTTTCCCCTAATAGGATATAACCACTGTCTCATCTTGTCTCTACCATCTCTTGCAGATGCTAAAGCTGAGTCTCCTTCCACTATTAGAAATTCCCATCCAAGACTCGCTGGACCTACAGCCTTAACACATTTGGCTGGTAATCCAGACGTTGCTGAAGTGGCATACTTTGCAGTAACTTTCTCTTTTACTGTCTCAGATTTAATTCTTATTTCTGCTATATCTTTAAGAAACTTACAAATCTTTTGTAAATCTTGAGATTTAGATTTATGCCATACATCTAAAGTATCTAATACTAATTGTTTTATAAATGGCTTATAATCAGCATTAGAGAATACTTCTTTAGCCTGTCCTGTAAAGTCTGGTTCTAGGTGAAATGCTGATACCATCGCAACTAGACACATTCTTACATCAAACTGGTTTACTTTTATCTTAGACTTCTCTGATAGATATATCTTATTCATATACTTGATAAACCATGTTGATACACCGTCTATAAAGCCAGATATATGTGTATTATCGGATGCATTAGATGTAGGACACATATTTGCGAATCCTGTTATATTTTCCTGAGTAAATGTAGGACAGAATGAAAATGCTACATCTGCCTTCATAGTACCATTATCATATCCTATTACTATTGGAGGTACTATTAGATTGCCTCCAGATTTAACCATAAGGTTATCTATGATGCCATTTTCATTTACTATTAATTCATGGAACTCCTTACTGTTCATCTGTATCCATGTAAAGTCTACAGTATTACCAATAGCTGTAAGAGATAGCATGTCTCTTACTAATTGATATATGATATTTCCAGGTAAGCTAGTATCTCCCATAATAGTTCTATCAGGATAGAATTCTATTATAGTACCTTGTATACCCTCAGGGTTAGCTATCATTTTATCTGATACAAGTTTGCCTTGTTCAAATATTACTTGTTTAGCCTGTCCTGAGTAATGATAAGATGTTGCAGTAAACCTTGATGATAATGCATTTGTTACCTTAGCACCAACACCATTAAGACCAGCAGAATACTCTCCTGGTTTCTTAACAAAGTTTCCTGACACATGTGATTTGGTATATATATCTATCATTTTGTCAAATGGAATACCCATACCATTATCTGAGACCACGACTCTTTGGTCTCTTTCATCATAAAATACTTTTACTAAGTTACATGGTGAATCTAATCTAACTAGCTGGTCTAAAGAGTTTTGAAATATCTCTCTAAACATGTTTAGAAATCCTGGTCCTAATCTTGGACCTATATACATTCCTGGTCGTGTTCTTACTGCTGTAATAAAGTCTTCTATTCTTTTAATAGAATCTCCATAATTATCAATAGACCTCATTGCATCTTCTGATAATTGTACTTTAATATTTTTAGCCATCTTTATTTAATCTCCTTTCGATTTAATTTTGAGTTAATGGCTAATTTTGAAAAAATAAAAGAGGTGTACGATTTCGTACACCTCAGATATTTCTAATTACTTCTTCTTTGATTTCGCATCAACTTTATCAACCTTAGCTGCTGTTTCTTCCGGTGTTGGAGAAACTAGCGGCTGCTGAGTTGGCTGCTGTGGAGTGGTTGGTGCTGCAGAAACCGGTTGTGGTGTCGGGAATGATGTTGGTGCAGGAGATGCTGCACCTACTGGGCTAAATGCGAAACCTTGCTGTTGTGGTACCATCTGTGGCTGTTGTCCCATCATCTGATTTGGATATGATGGTTGACCATAGAATGGATTACCTCCCATTGGTTGTGGCATTCCACCCATCATATTATTAGCCATTCCCATTGGTGCTGCAGGAGCTGGTTGACCCATCATCTGTTGCCCCATTACCTGCTGAGGTTGCTGATAGTAGTTATATGATGGCGTTGTCAATGCTCCATAGATTGCAAATACATTTTGGTTTCCTTGCTGTCCAAGGAATGTACTTGACTGATCATATCTCTTATAATCTGCTGCAGCTATTTCGTATAACTTTGGAAGCTTCTTTAAGAATGGTATGATTTGATAATACTCTCTTGCTACCTGTGGTGTAATATTTACATACATCATCTTGGTAGTCTGAAGAATATCAAGAATATTGTCTACAGAATTCTGTACTTCTTCCTTAGTAAGCTCATTACCAATTCTGAATACTTCTCCACACTGTAAGCATGTGCAAGTATTGTTAATCTCATCTACCTTAATAGTCGGATTACCTTGCAGGTTCGTATGGTTACATACACCCCTAATCATTTCCTCTTCTGTTACAGAAAGAGAGAATGTATTATTGGTTTTAATCTTATCAATTTCTTCTTGTGTCAACCAACTAGTCATTGCTGGCTGAGGTGGTTGTTGTACTGGTTGCTGATATGGATACCCATATCCAAATGGTTGCTGAAACTGAGTCATCATAACTCTTACCTCCTAAATAAAAATGTAGTTTAAATTATTTGTACAAATAATTTGATATTGTGTATCACAATATCAATATTATAATATATAATCTCTGCAAAATTTGATTATAATACGAGAGATTATTTATTTACAACGAAGTTCTATATATCGTTAAATATTATTTTTTTAATGATATATTTGGACCAGCACTAGGACCTTTATTTGCTGCATTAGGTCCCTTAGAATATCCTGTAGGAAGCTTAGTGTTCCATGCAGAATCATCTAAGATATCTTGTATAATATCAGCAATTGGTTTATTTGCAGTAGATACATCTGATTTACCTGTAAGAATTTTCTTTAAGAATTCCTTACTTGGATATACCCTGATATATCCCACTCTCTCATATGGAATAACTAAAACTTCCATAGGAGATGTTACATGATTAAACTCTGCTATAGGAGCAGGGTTCTTATTTAATCTTATACAGTATAAGAAATCATTATCTTTTACTATATAAGATCCATCTATATTACCATATGCTATAAGCACATCATTGAATATAATAGCATATGGTTTATCTTCTGCCATAGCTATTAGTTTCTCTACATCTTGTCTATCCATTAGACTCCTCCTTTATTCTAAATGCGTTCTCTATTGCTATTAACAAACTGTTTTAGCATATTAGGAACGTTATTGAGTGTAAATACGTTTCCAGTATTTCTTAACTCAAAGAATACATTCATAAGTATATTAAACTTATGGGTTTCTATTGCAGTCTCTCTTATAGCTGCATCTATATTAGTTACCATATATGATGATACATGGTCGTATGTATCATCATATCCGTATCCCATAGATATTTCACCCATGGATATTCTCGCACGGGTATTAACCAGAGCATAATGCTCTGCAGATACTATACCAAATCTTATTTTACAATAAGATTCAATCTTATCAAAAATTAAAGGATATGTAATACAATATCCATAAGAATTATAATCAATATTACCTTGTATAATATCAGTTATAATTCTCTGGATACTATTTGTTGACAGGTCAGACTCTTTTATCTGACCTGTCTTTATATAATCCTCTCCTTTCCTTTGTAGAAGTTGTCCAAACCAACATTCTACTTTTCTATTATTAGCCATTTAGCCTATACCTCCATGTCTAATGTCATTTCTAAGTCATCTTCTTCATAGTAATAATCTGCTATATTGAAATCACTATTATCAACGACTTTACCCTCCTCTTTCATCATCTTCATGAATTTACATACATTCACAGCTTTTGTGATAGGCATGTTTATTTCTACTACAAATGAATATACTGGGTTCATTATATCTTCTGGTGTAGTATCGGAATATTCCAAATACCCTTTTAGAAGATTATATAATGCTTGACGACCAATAACTATACGCCAATCACGTGTAGGCTCTTCATTACTGTCATCGTTTAACATATTTTCTTGTAGAAACAGGTAAACTTTTTTATCAGGATTTTCTGCTTCTATAAATGTAATTGCTTCTCTTGCCATAGTACCTCCTTATTCTTTATATACTCCAGTTATATTTATCATTAACTCATCACACAAATTACATTTTTCAACAAATGTATCTGCAGTAAGTTCGATATCGGAATTGATTAGTACAGATACAGGGATCTTTACATCTGATATACCTATATCAGGATTTTCATCCTTAGCTTTTATTGCATGATATTCGAATGATTCTGTTAATTTAGAACCATCAACTATCAACTGTGTTGAACAAGACTTTATATCAGTCTTTAATTTGTTACTGGTATTACTTGGCTGTGATATCTTAATATCTACTAAATATACATCCGTATTACCAAATTTAATACCATCAAGTATCCTAAGTGTTGCATCCATTTCTAATGAATAATATTTTGTACTGTTTATCATAACAATACCTCCTTGTTTATTATATTTTCTTTGAAATCATTGATTGATTTTCATATATATAATATATTATCCAAAGATATATTTACATCCCAATTTTAGTAGTATTTAGGTCTCTTTTTTACATATATCAACCTTTGTTTAAACCTAGTAATACCAGTATAGTTTAACGCTGATTGTATATCTTTATTTAGAAACTCTTCTATATATATCCCCTGGGAATATTCAGACCCTTGGGATGAATGTGTAGTAGATGCATACGCATAATCCATTTTAATTCCTATTCCAAACCTACTATTCTTTATAGCTTCTTTCATATCATCAGAAGCGTTTAAATAATTATAGTCACAAGGTAAGTTTATAAATGGCATACTTAATAAATCTGGTAAAAAATCTATACAGAATACTTTACCATCATACGTGGATATATTAGGTGGTTTTACAACAGTTCCTATAAGACCATTTGTCATAGCTATCCCTTCGACTACAACATCCCAGTTATTCTTTTTACAAATTAATCTCTCTCCTATAATAGGAGTAGTGGATATTATATTTCTTATGTCATGACGTATTTTATTATTTATAAATTCTCTTGTCTTACGTCTTCCACATAATACAATGTCTGCCATATTCATAACCTTATCTGATAACTCATCTTCATATATTACATATACCTGGTTTCCATACGTACCATGTTCAATCTTCATATTATTCCTAGCTCTATGGGCTAAATATACGATAGGAGAATTCTCAGATTGTCTCATTAATTCCGTAAGTCTATGTACCGTGCCTGTAGTAAAATATGCAGGATTATCTCCTACTGGTGGTAATTGACCAGGGTCTCCACAAGCAAATACTTTTATACCTGTATTATTTATATACTTTTTGAACGACTCTGGAACCATCCATGCTTCATCTATAAATATAGCTTTTATATTAGATTTACTAAAGTCTATAGGATTAAACTTTATTTTTGTCATAGGTATATTAAATTGTGGGTCTATTCTTTGTAATCCTGTAATAGGGTCAATATCAGGTTCTTGCAAAAAATTAAATAGACCTGCATGGCAGGTGACAGCAGAATGTATTCCTTTAGAACGCATTACTGATGCCGCCTGTCCTGTATAAGCCATTGCTAGAACTTCATCATCTTTAAGTTCTAGTCTTTTTTTAATTTCATTCATTACAACAGATTTACCAGTACCAGCTTCTCCAACAAATTGAAATGTCTGTTCTGATGAATTGTTGTAATGATTTATTGCTGCTTGTACAACTTTTTCTTGGTTTTCATTTAGTGTAAATTTCATATTATATCCTTTACTCTAATTTTGTATCAAAGTACGATAAATCTACATTACCATATGAACCATCTAGATTAAGTATAATATCAGAATAGCATAATATACTATGCTTATATTCTTTGGTACATATTACACTACCATCTTTAAATTTTACCTCTAGACTATATAACTCTTCTTCTCCTTCTTTTCTAGAGTTTAAAGAATATACTACCATATCTGCTAGTTCACCTTCGTCTGCAGATAGTTCTAAGTAGTATAACATAAGTTTCTTCATAAGTCTATTACACTTAGGATTTAATGGTTCTAGTTTAATATCATTGGGTGATATATAAATAGATTTATCTGGTTGCTTAACTGCTTTTATATTCTTACCATCAAATAATACTGGTCTACCAGACTCCTGTGTATAAACGAGACCAGTATCGCTCTTAATAGAATAACCTAGAGTTATTAGTAAATCTGTAATCAATTTACATTCGTAATGTTTCATTTCTAAATCCATTTGCATAAATATAAATTCTCCTTTTATTTTTATTTCATAATTATAATATCTAATAATAATATTTTTATTACCGTAATATGGTATAATAACCATTAAATAATTTTATAAAGGAGATATGATTTATGCAATTTTCATCAATACGTCCCTTAAATTCAGATAGTTTTAATCTATCACAATATGCTGTATTAAAATCTGATGAAGTTACCGTAGATAACCCTAAGGGGAAATTTGTCCTACCTAGTATATTACCAGAGATTAATAATACAGCACGACAAATGAATGTCGATTTATACGATAATGATGAATATCTTAATGATACACCATCATATGTAAGTAATAATGGTTTATCTGAAGAATGGTCTAGTGTAGATAATGATTCCAATGATGAATACACATCTATAGAGTCAGAAATGTATAAAACTAGAACACCATCATATTATAATAGAATATCTACAGCTATAGAAAACTCTAATAATATAGAATTAACTATACCTAAACACTTATTCACCATTAAAGAAATAAAAGTAAATCCAAATCCTACGACTAATTCAGATGGAGCAATAACTTCATTAGCTCCAACTACAGAAATTATCTATGATACTTTTAAAAAAGACCAAAAATTTATTGTAGGATTTGTTGATAGTAACGAAAATAATGTAATAATAATAGGAGTGTGTCCATGATTTATTCAGAAATAAGTTCTCATGAAGCTTACTCCGTATCTCAATTTATTGCTCTAAGAGATACTGATGAAGTCACTTATTATAATACATCCATAAATAACTATATCCCTGGTGGAATTCAATTTGCTATTCATAACGTGTTATACGACTATGAAGAAGAAATACAACAGAGTACAGTTTTATTAAATCTTTCTGATAATGAAATGACTAAATACAGATTTAAACCATGGTTATTATCTTATGATATATATGGTTCTACTGAATTAGAATTCATTATCAGAATGCTAAATGGTTATTTACAAGACTATGAATTTGATTTTCAAAAAATAAAGGTATTAAGACCAAACGTCCTGTCAAATATAATAGGAAGAATTATATCAGCAAATTCTCAGTTTTTGTTTAATAACCAGTATGATATGAAGAAATTAATAAAGGCAGATGATAAAGATATGGGTATATGGTAGAATTAAGTTTCTACCATATATTTTATTCTTCATCAGCATCTGGGAAAGTTAATGCTAGTTTTGGAGTTGCTAAAGGAGATGAGAAATAGTTTATATATTTATTATATGCATCTACTGCATATGTATCTATATATAATGAGTCTTTTCTCGGTAATCTCATTCCCTCAATAATTTTCTTTCTTCTTTCTTTCTTCTTATTTAACCTATTAATTGGTTTACTTGGACTTGTTATATACTCTAATTGACTTCTCTTCTTTAATTCATTAAACTCACTATTTGCTGTACCGTAACTAAAATCATCAGCATCTGCAGATAGATTCTTATTCTCATAAATTATATTCATATAACTTGTGTCTGTTATATACAACGGTTTATCTAAGTCTATATCTATAGCCATCTTTATAGGATTATTCTCTTCATTAGGTTGTAAGAAATAATATAAATCACAGAATACCCTGGTCTTTACTAACTTACAGGCAGTCCACTCTTTACCAGATGGGTCTAATTCTTTATTTACAAGAATAACAACGTCAGAGTTATCTACTATAAGCATAGACTCACCTACAACAGATTTACCCATTTGCGATAGTGCATTTACAGAGTTCTTACTTTTAGCTTCTTCAATTACTTGATTTGCTCCTCTATTTAAATGAGTATTTGTAAGTACAGGTATCTGTTTCTCTGTAGCAAATACTTTGAAATCAGTTATATTTTCACCTAAGTCTAGTCTCATATCATTACGAGCTTTTATTGGTATAATTTTCTTTAGATGGTCTTGTATTAGTAATATCATCTCATAACCCTTATCTAAAAGGTTATCGTACATACTATACAAATATGATGTATCGCATGATGAACTAGGTTTATATTTAACTATAATATCTATAGGGTCATCATCAGATATAGTCATTTCTCCAGCTTGTTTAAATAGTTCAATTGACTTTTGTAATGATGTATCTCCCAATTTCTTTCCAGTAACTATTGTATATAATCTTCCAATAGTTTCTTTTACAGAGTTTTCCATTGTAAGTATTACTATTGCAGGTTTCTTGGTTTTATCTTTACATCTATAATCTCTATTATATTTCTTTACTTGATATGCTATATTAAGTAATGTCATAGATTTACCTGAACCTGCGGCACCTACTAATGTATATACACGCTCAGACTCAAATCCACCATTAATCATTGCATTAAACCCAACCATACCGGTTCTAAGTTTATTACTATCAGTAGTCTCAGATGTGTATGCATTTATAAAAGGGTCTTCGAAGTTGCCATCACTTAAAGAAAAATCTATATCATCATCGTTTGTATTCTTTGCTCTTCTAAACGAGTCTTTCATAAAATCTATCATATTACTAAACTCATTTACTGCACTTCTTTTTGAACCAAAATTTTCATCTTTAAATTTAACACACATTTCTAGTAGATTATCTATATTTTGATACATAAAAGAATATTGTAATGAAACAGCTACTGTTTCATTAACCCAGTTTATTTCATTTTTAGATAACTCTTTAAAACTATGAGTTTGTATTAACTCTTTCTCTCCAGCACCACCATTAATATGTATTAATAACATTTGTTTATTTAATATCTTTTTATCTAATATACCTTCTAATCCATTCTTGATGAATGTAATTCTTTTTGTACGTTCTATATCTCCATTATAAGGCATCATATCTAATACATCAAACAACTTCTTTACGTTAAAATAGTTGTTCATCTTTATATATTCATTTTCGGACATAATATACATACAAAATAAGTCTAACTCTTGTAATGTAAATACTATAGGTATCTCATTTTTTGATTTATATTTACTCATAAATTCAGTAAATCTATTAGGGTCTCTAGTAAGTTTCATATTTTGGAATTCCTCTTATCATCTTAAAAATTATGAAAATGTTCAACCCATTGTATAAATTCAAAAAAAAGAAATACATTAAATATATTGTATAGATACCATAATAGGTATCTATACAATATAAAGTGAAATTATTTTACAATTATTATATCATCTCCATTGGCAAATTTCTCAGGTAGTATATGAGGTCCTGCTCCCAATGTATAATATAGCTCTAACGCTTTATCTCCGAATTTATTTTTAAACTCTGTTTTAGAAATATTTTGAAAAATCCTTGATTCAGTATTTCCAGTATATAGAGATATACATTCCATATCATCTTTAAGATATATATATTTACTATAATCATGTGGAACATACATAATAGGTTCTATTATAGTATCTTTAAATACATCATTATATAATTCACATATATACTCCGGAAGATAATATATTAAATTAGACAATTTTTTCGAATGTTTTATATCAAATTTACTTTCATCTATTACACGAATTGTGCTATTAATATATGATATATGATCAATATATGGATAAATATCATAATTTATACATATATGTATACTCTTTGAATTATATATAGGTATAATTATTATATAATTATCATAGTTCATGTACATATACGATTCCTTATTACAATTTGTGTTATTTGCAGGATATTCAAATAATCCAGAATGTGTCAATATCATAAACAATCTATAATGTACAGGATCATTTAAATCCAAATCTATATCTATGAAGCTTCCAATATAATAATTTATAAACATTATTATATTATTTTCTATGTAAACATCATAAGATCTCTCTATTAAATTTTCATCAGAATTTTTTATAGCGTATGTATCTACAGCTATATAATAACTATCATCGTAAATACCACTATTATCACGGAAATATGTGGATATAGTATATTCTCCTCTAATATCTTCTGGATATTTATCATCTAGAACAATATTGCCTATAAATTTTGCAATATCATTTTTTAATATTCTAGGTTCGCTCATTTATTGTTTCCTCCTTATACTAATACCATGAAATCAAAATTTTTGTTTAATAAATTATCTATATATTTTGATGGTATTTCATACTCACCTTTATCTAAATCATTATACCAGTCTAACACTTTCTTACCAAACATTGATACTATCATTGATTTAGACATATATGTAAATCCTGTAAACTTAGGATTATTACCCTTCGGTATCTGCTTGAATGATATCAGTTCGATATCGTTCTTGTTAATAGTAATATTTTCTGTAATATCATACTTTGAGTAATGTATTCTATCTACACCTGAAAATACCTCGTTATACATATTATATATATATGCAGGTATCTTATGTAATAAATTGTGTATAACAGTACAGTCTATATTTAAATTATCTGGGTTATTACGTGAAATAGATATTTGCATATCTTTTAATTCGAACACTTCCTTTCTATTATATATATTAGAAGGAATACGAATTGAAGCAACTAATGATCTTATACCAGATATAGGGAGATGGATAATATAACTATTTTGTTCAATTGTCATATATCCATATTTACAGTAATCTTTATTAAGAGGATCCTTACCAAATAATCCAATCTTAAATATATTTTGGTATATTATCATTTGACGTATCTTTACATGTATCTCGTTACTATAGTCTATTTTGAGTTTGAATGTATCGTTCTCTTCTTTAGATGATATAACAAAATGTGTAGAGTTGCATACATCTATGCTATATATTTTTCCATCTATAATAGCATATATATCTACATTATCTACACCACTATCTGTAATATGCCCAAATGATACAGATGTGTGTATTTCCTGGTCCACAATTGCTGAACCAAGTTGTCTTCTAACTTTCATAATTCCTAAAAACTTATTGTTTATGTTTCTCATATTTTCCTTCTTTCTACCTATCCGTTTTAGATAGGATTTTAAAAATTTTATTTGTTGAATATATCATTTTATATTCAATATTATAATACGTAAACAAAAAAAATATGAGGGTTAGGAATTTCCTAACCCTCATGTTTAATTATGCTGTCTTTGCTGACGATGATAAGTTCTGGAAAGTGAATCTCTTCTTTCCATGCTTGTCTGGAGAATACTCTCCTACAAGTTTATTCGCCATATGGTTCTTAACTGCTTCTACGTTTATTTCTCTATTTAGATAGATATTAAACTCAGGACCACATGCTTCTATCATAAAGTCCTTTGTAGAATCAAATCTAGATAATTTAAAGAATGCATCTTTTGGAGCACGTCTTATCATGCTAGACAGATTCATTATGAAATACTTCCAATTCTTGTATTTGAGTTTCGGAAGATTAGAAAGATCAACTCTCTCTATTACAGTAGCAATATTCTCTGGAATATCAGCTTCTACTTCAGATCTATCATCATCAGTGAAATTACCAAGTAAATACTTGGTTAAGTGTTCTTTATCATTCAGTGGTATATAGCATGCGTTATATATATCATCTGGATGATTTGTAGTATCTATTACATTGATACCGTTTCTATAGATACCGTTTGGATCAATCAATATATTTCTCAATATCTGATTGTCCTTAATTAACTTTGCACCAAATACTCTATGCATGTCTATTCCATCTAATGGGAAATAATCTACATGCATATCTAAATCGTGTATAAGTCGAGTGAGTCTTCTAATAGATGGGAAATTAGCTGCACATGCTTCATTATTATTGAAGTATGGATCTAAATATTCTCTCTGTCTATTTTCCAACTCATCGTCTTTTACTTCTTTAGATTCTTGTACTGGTTCTAGTACTTCATCCCCTGATGTATTTTCTTCAGATACATTCATTACAAATGTGTCTGAAACAATTGTATTATCAGAGTCTATAGTTTCCTCTACAGGTTCTACCTCTTTAATCTCTGATGGTTCTACATCAACGATGTTACCCTCAGTAGGTTTATTCATATACTGAGCAAGAGCCTGCAAAACTGTCTCAAGCTTGCCGGACGTGATGAGTTCTGATAATATATCATTAGTACTATTCTTCTTAGTATCGTTAATATTATCTGAATTATTAGTCGGTTTCGTAGTAGTTTTGCTTTCAGTAGTTATCATCTTTGGAGTAGAAGTTGGTTCATACATTACTCTAGATTTAGTAAATAATGTGAATCCAGGTTCCCAAATTCTCTTTGGTTCCTCTTCTACTATTTGATATCCTGGTCTGAACCAGACTTCTCTGGTTCTTGTTGAAATATCATTCCAGATAGCTAAACCTTCTATACTATCCGGCATGAACTCTTCGATGCCATTATATAACATACAAATTGGAATGTATTCATTCATTGTTAATATAAATGCCATCATTTTTATATCTTCTACACCAGATCTGTCAGCATTATTATATCTATCTTTAGCTACAGATGCAATCCTCTTATATATAGGGTTACGTGGTGTTAATCTTAGATAGCTATTGATATCAGAAACAATATCTTGAAGGTCGCTTATTGCATCACGATCTTTTATATTATCTCTGAGCTTTTTCTCTATTGCACCAATTTTTGAGTGTGCTGGAAATACTGTTTCTTTGCTATCTATTAAATTTGTTTTAAATGTTGTCATAATTTTATCCTCCTTATTTAATTTATTTTTAATTATTATGACATGAATATCTTTCATATTCACCTCTATAATATATATCTAAAAAATAATTTAATAAGAGAAAATATACCCCTGGTAGAACATATCTACCAGGGGTATATTCGCAAAAATTAATACATTCACTATAAAAGTGTATTTACTAAAATAGCCTTTCTTTTTTTATTTTTTTTATAAAATGTTTAATACAATTTATGTTTTTTGTAATCTTCTGACGGTAAACCATTATAGAATATTAAACAGTCTACCTTATTCTTATTAGTAAAACTTATTGCATTTACAGGCTCTTGTATAGTATTATGAATAGCTCTATTAACACGATTTCTTCTATCATCAATAGCATTATTGATAATAGTATGAACATCTGTCCTTGGTATATTGTATTCCTTAGTAGATAAAGCATATTTCTCAAATATATCTAATTTATACTTATAAAACTCCACAAGTTTTTTAAACCCCATATCTACCAATTCTAAATAATAAGTACCACTATTTCTAGTACGACCAAGTGTTTGTTTTGCTAATACAGATGACTTAAAAGGCTCTGCTAATACTACAGTATATTTAAGGTTTTTAATATCTTCTCCTGCACCTGCAGACTTCGTTGTAGATAATATAAACCGTTTAGTTTTCTCTATAGCTTTATTATCAGATACGGTTGTATATACTCCAATATCATCAACATATTCAGGATAATTAATTAGAATACGTTGTTTTACTTCTAGTATAAGCTCATTAGTAGCTATAAAGAATAATGCTTTACCACCAGATTTCTCTACTAAATTAAATATATAGTCAAACATTCCCCAAAATCTTTCATTAGTAGAACAGTATTTTACATACTTCATTCTATCCAATCCGTATACTGGATGTCTACATTCTACAATATCTTTAGGAGTAGGATTTGAATTATATCGTATAGCAATATACTTGGTTTTCAAATCAGACTCTTCAAATAAATCTATAGATGGTATATTCTTCATATATAATGAATATATAATATCTTCTTTCTCTGAAGACCTATTAGGTGTAGCTGTAACATAGTAAGTTTTATATACATTAGTGAAGAAATCTATCATACATATATTAGCAAAATTTTGATGTGCCTCATCATATATCTTTAATCCTATTTTAAGGACCTCGAATAACAATCCTACACTATCCCATCCTCTAGTATCTCCAAAGTTCTTAAGGGTAGAATGTGTAACAAGGTATATCATCTTATTAGTATTCTTAGACTTTCCAGATATTATTCTATCTAACATATGACCACCTGATAGTTCTACTACATTCGATGGTTCTATATCAGTATAGTCAAATATACATTTTTTCCACTGTTTTAGTATACCAGTCTGTGCACTAATTATAACAGAAGCAATACCTTTGTATGCTATTGTAGCAATAGTACAATAGGTTTTACCAGAACCTGTTGGTAAATTAATTCCAAGCTGAGATTTAGAATTATTAAGCTTATATTTATCTAAGCAGCACATAAATTTTAGTGCTTCTACCTGTCTATCATCCCTAGGGGGAAACTTTAATTTAGGCAGTTTAAATGTATTATACATATGAGGACTTATATATCCATGAGTAATATGATTATTACTCATTTTTTGTAACTTATCTTGTACATAGTATAGGTCTATACCTCTAGGAAGATATAGACGTTTATTATCAGTATCATAATACATTCCTAAAGCTAAAAGAGAATGCGTAATGGGGTCCCATGTTTTAAAATGGTATTCTAATTCTCCACATTCTCCTTTTTCATAATCATTTATAATTATAGCCGAAGATGTCAAATCATATTTATTCATCTCGTCTCCTTGTTATGGTATTATTTCATCACCTGTACTATTGTAGAAATGAACAGCTTGTTTCATATTACTATCCTCTCTATCATCAGTTTGCCTAAATTTATCAGAAACCATATTTTTATTGTTTATAAAGTCTTGTGGTTTCTCTGCAAAGAATACATCGAATACAGATGGTTTTGTTTTATTTCTAGATAATGGATTTACTAGAGTTCTTGCTATCCTCTGATATAACAATGCTATTGTTATAGATGGATTGTTAGTAAGAGATTTGTTTAACGCTAATATATCATATGCTACATTTTCGATCTCCCAATTTGGTTTCTCTAATATATTCTCACTATCTCTTATTTGATTGGCAAGTATTATTTCATAATGTACAGAATTTAGATTAATTCCACCATCCATATTAGTACCAATAAATGTGTTAAGTATGGTATTTCTATCATACTTACTTGTCTCATCAGATTTATTCAAGATATTATTTGCTCGTTTAAGAGTTCTTGAAAGCTCCTTATTCTGTATATTGATATAGAATAGTGGGACATCTACTATCTTATCCATTGGTACATAGTATTTGCCATCAGAACACTTTGTTATTTTAGCATTGTTTATGGCTTTATTAAGAGTTTCACTTATATAAATACTATCTCCATCTTCTGTACATATTGGAGTTATAGTACCGTCATTTGCTTGTATATCAAACTTAGTTACATATTCATTATAATCTAAGTCATCATCATTCTCATCTTCGTAACTTATATTAGATTCATCTATTATAAGATAGTATCCCTTATAATCAAAATCTTCTATAGTATTTAATATATTGAGGTTTAACTCTAATACATTAGTAAAATCATTAACCCAATTCATTTTAACTATAGCAGACTCTAATAAGTGCTTTGCAGATAATAATATCTGAGTATATATAGCAGATAATAATTCAGCAGCTATTTTACCAGCGTTTATATCTCTCATGAAGTAATATAAATCACCATAGCACTTCCTACATATACCATGTCCTTTTGCAAATGAAGCACATGTCATAGGAGACCTAAATAACAAAGTTTGTCCTATGAGATGTTTATCAGAAAACTTATTAAGCTTATATAATGGTCCATCTTTCTTTATCTTATAATATCTAGTATCGAAAGCATTTAACCATTTCTCATCTCTAATAGTAACCTCTTCATAGTTTCTTGTTTTACATGAATAATTAGGGTCCTCATGTAAAAATGTGTCTATATTATTTAACTCTAATAATCGAGCAAATGCACCAGATGTTCCTACATTCATCTTTTGGAGTATCTGTGCAGTTCTACCGACAGAAGACTCTATTAAATATGATATAGGATTAGATACACCACCGTTCATAAAAGAGTTATTTATTACATACGGGTATACTCCAGACCCATATGGTTTAGTACCAATATTTACAGCAACCTCTTTATACTGCTTTATATTGATAGCTTGTTGGGATACGAATGAGTCTCGTAAACAGTGGTCGCTATTTTTAATATATTCTATTTGTTTACGAGCATATTCCATGCCTTTTTCTTTTACATCCTCGATATTTTCTCCAGATAAGTCTAAATGCATACTTTCATTAAACTCTGGATATTTTCTCATTAAATCTATTGTATCTTCGAAGTTTACAGAATTAGCAAGATATAATGCAAACTTGTTCACGTTACGTAGTTTATAGATACAATCATCAAGAATATTGTTTATTACTACTCTATTTATAGATTCTCTATATCTACGTATAAATAGATTATCTATATAGGATTTAATAGTATTGGCATTAATACCATTCATAGAATAGAATAAATGTACTGATAATATTGGTGCATTAACTTTAACATTTAATGACCAGAATATCAAGTTTAACCAATAATCAAATATGGATAATGAACATTGCTCATTATCTTGAAACATGACGTGTACTCTCATCTTATGTACTTCTTCTAATTCTACTCCATCTTTCATGATATTCATAATTGACTCAAAATGAGTATCTATATTAGAAGTATTTAAAGATGATGTATGTACAGTAATATTTCCATTTCTAACTAAATCTCCATATTCTCCATACATATCAAAATTTTCTAACATAATTTCTCCTTTCCTTATTTGCTTTATATTACTAAGTTTAGAGGTATTTTTTATTTTATTTACCTCACATATATAATATGTAATCTTTAAAAAAATTTCTGGTAGAGCTATGCCCTACCAGAATAATTTAAGGAATTACTGTAGTTCCACCAGATACATGACCAGGTGATGGTTTAGGTGTTGGTACTAATGTATGAGCAAGCATGTTAGCTTTATCAATATATATACCAATCTTTGCATTTTCGGCATTATCATTATCGAATACATCTAATTCAAAATCATATGTAAAAGGTGTTCCTGTGGAAACGTTATTTCTCTTTACATAATAATCTAGAATTATCTCGTATATTACAGATCTTAGTAACACATAATCATCTTTAAACGATTTCTCTACATCTAAAGTTTGATCTGGAGGAGAACCTGATAATTTATGCTTGGGTGGTAAATCGTATATATCTAATAGAGCCTCTTCTCCTGAGTCTCCACCTCCGCCAATAACTTCAATTATATTATTTATAATATCGGTCCATTGATCGTATATCTTCTTACTAAAGTCTATATCATAAACTCCTATAGGAATATTCTTATCATCTAAGATTTGACCAACTATCTTAGCAATATTTTTATTAGGATCTTTAGCAGATAAATGAGGTGTTAAATCTCCAGCTAGTTTATATAATCCATTCATACCATATAGATATATAGCTAAAGCTTCAGCACCACTTATATATTCCATTACAGTCACATTCAAAGCATTCTTATGCTTAGTATGTACATTTATTACATTCATAGATATATCTGTAATACTCATAGGATTTATCTTATATCCATTTACAAATATCATAGATGTCTTTTTAGATAAAGCATATAGTTTAGGATAATCTGTTTTTAATCTTAGATCTACATTTCCTCTAGATGTAGTAGAGAATGTCTTAGATTTTTCTCTAATATATTCAGGAACGTAGTAAATATCTATGTAATCACCATTTGTCAATTCTGTACCTAAGAATAATTCAAGTCTATCAAATGGACGGTATTTATTCATGATAGTTACAGTAAACTCAGATTTATCTATTCTTCTACCATTTACAAATATCATAAATCTTTCAATATCATGACAATAATTAAAAAATGTAGGTAATGTAAATACATACTCTTTTACATCATGGGGATTTGCATTATTAGCAGTATTACATTTATGCTTATAATGTCTAAATTGATGTTTAGGAACTAATTTTAATCGTCTTCCATAATGATGAGCATCTTCAAACTTTATCCTATAATTATTATTACTATCTCTTGTAAATTTATTATTACATATGTATTGTTTTCTGCCATCTAAAGATCTTGGTACATTTGTATATGCTAAATCTGTAGCTTCATCATCCATTATATAGCAATCATTTAGATTATACTCTGGATGGATATATACATCAGTATTCTCATCTGGTACAACAATGTCTAATATATTATTATTACATTTAGTGAATAAAACTACTTCTATTTGATCCTCATTATCTATTCCAAATACTGGTAATGATATAGTATTAGGGGAATATACAATATCTATAGAATGCTCATATAATTTATTATTCACAAACATCATTGCTACATCTTGTATTATTCCAGAGTGTCGTCTAGATATTTTTACATTAGAATTAGTATCAGATTTTGACTTAAATTCTTTACCAGTATAGGTATATGATTTAATAGGGCTTAACTCTTCAAATACTTTATTCCATAGAGCATAATCATAACGTGTTACATATTGTAACGCATTGCTCATATTATTATTATAATGATTATATTTCTTGTCTACTATGGAATTTCCCCTATTAAATTCAAAGTTAAATTTATTAAACATTCTTTTTTCTGATAATACACTACGTTCACCAAGTTGATCATCACTCTTACTCATATTTATAAGTAATTTAGTTTGGTTTATATCTTTAGTATAGATATATGACTTTGATTTAGTATGCTTAGTATAGTATAATAGTATTACAGAATATCTAAATAGATCTATATTAGGATTTATACCAAAGCATGATAATGCTCCATTATATTTATCCATAATAATATTTTTACCCTTTGCAGATCCTATAAATATATTATCTTCTATTACTAGTATATTATCCAATGTAGGCACAAATCCATACTCCAAATCTTTAAATATTAATATATTTTCATTATTATTATCTTTTATACCAAATGGGTTCTCATATAATTCTCCACCATCTATCAGTTTATTATCGTATTCAGAATCTGATACACCACCATCTATTACATTAGATTGAAAAACTGTAGTAGATGCATCACCTCCATCTAATACTAAAGATAATTTTAATGCTTGATTATTTTTCTTAAATTGTCCTAGATTAAATATATTCATATATATTCCAGAATCTTTTAAGAATTCTAATCTTATAGAAACCTCTTGAAACCTAGGATCTACTAAAAACTTCTTATCTTTATTAAAATAAAATCCTTTATGATTTGAAAGAATATCTGAATCTTCTCCATATCTTATATATTTATAAGGTACAGGGAAGTATAGTATATATGTATTATTAGAATAAGTCTGTTTTTCTCCATCTATACGTAAATATGAATGATCATAATCATGTATAATAGTAATAGCAGACCAAGGGATTACATGATCATTTACAAAAAGTAAAAAAGCCCATACAACTTCTTGTTCTACTAAATCTTGCATCTTCCCTTGGAATACAGTATTCTTCAAATTGTTATCATAACAATATGGGATTTCATCTACTGAATATATATGTACATCTTTCTCCCATAAGTTATACCTATATCCATCATACCACCATTCAAATTGATATTTCATTTGAATATTTCTTATCATTGGACAACAGCAGTATTGAATATCATCCATATCATGAGAGGTATGATGTTTAAGTTCTTCTACATGATCTATAAACTCCTGTCTTAATCCTGCCATTATGCATTCTCACTTCCTATTTTTAATAATTCAGTAGTAAATGTATTTATTTTCCTACCTGCAATTTTCTCTATAGTATTTTGCATATTAATATATCCACCAACGAAGCAGTCTGTCACTATTGAAGCAAATGGAACGAATAACTCTAAGCCAAATATAGTACCAGGACCAAATAAATACATCCACTTCTCACTTAGTACAGATGTATCTAATCTAGTATTAGTATTTAGTCCAGTAGTCTCAAGAAATACAGATACAAATTTATCTACATATTTATCAATAGTAATCTTATTTGGTTCTTCATAAAATCCTGCAAATAATCCATTTACATAGTTCACTTCGTTAGGTGCTAATTTTGATATCTTTTTAGCTAGTATATCTACAGAGTCTGTGTTTCTACCTAATATACAATACTGATAGTATTGAGCTAATGAGTATGTATATTTCTCCTTATTATTAGAGAAAGTAATAGGGAGTTTTAAATATCCTAATACATATAGCATTAGATCTACAAATATTTCTGTACCAAATTCTGTTAATGTACTATTATTTACTATAGTCTGTGGTATATTATAGTATAAGATATATGTCATGGCAGATATGATATATGACATCAATCCTGCATAATTCTTGCACTTATATACACCGTCTTTTAGTTCTATCATACCAGTACAATCTATGAATACCTTCTTTTCATTAGTATCCTTTATATCCTTAGCATATATAACCTTAAACATTCTAGGATTTGGTTTATTGGATAAAACTAGATTAACTTTATTACTCTCTAATACTTTACTTAATACAGCATTAACTTGTCTATTTTTTATTTGATAAGCTATCTCCTCGAATGTACTTGATTTTTTATCTATAGGAACAGCATTCATTAAAAAATTAAAAAGGGATCTCTCGTATTCCATCTTGGAGTACAGGTAAGAGTCCGAAAATATCTTTTGTGATATAGCCACTGTTCTAATTCCTCCTTTTCTGAGCTATTTAGCACTAAATTTAATAGTATGTTGAATTTTCTATTTTACAGGAAGTCAAACTTTCGAGTAACATTTATGATTGGAGAAATTTATGATAAAAGAAATAATAAAAAATTTAGAAGAGTTAAGTGATAAGAGTAGGTCATTTGATTCTGATTATAAATATAAAGATGAAATAGTAGTACCTAGAGTTACCAGAATACTCCAAAGTATGTTGAATGAAGAGTATATTGCTCAATGGGCTAATTCTTTAGGATTTAAAAGATTAGGATATAAAAAAACTTTACAAGATGCTGCTAATAATGGTACATATACTCATAATAGTATAGAGTATTTCTTGAGAAATAATAAAGATATAGATTTAGATACAATTCCATATATATCCAGAGATATAGTATTTAACACATATGGCTCATTTAAGAAATGGTGGAATATTATTAATCAATCTAATAATATAAAAATCATATATATAGAGCAGAAGTTGATATATAAGTATTTTGCTGGTACTCTGGATTTATTATTAAAGATAAATGGTGATTATTGGTTGGTGGATTTTAAGACATCTAACCATATTGGATTTAAATACCATTTACAAGTAGCCGCATATAGATATATGCTTAAAGAATTATATGATATAGATATATCAGGTGCAATAATACTCCAATTAAATAAAAATCTTATAAGCTTTAAAGAGCATGTATTAGATTTTAATAAAGATATAGTTTTAGACCATATAAATAAATGCGAATTATTGTTCTTATCATTAGTGCAAGCATATTATTTAAGACACGATGTAGAAATAGAGTTTCAAGCAATATCTAATATAGAAAAAAGAAAGAGAGTATAAAATGAATACTGATATACTAGAAGAGTTATCACCACAATACAACTATCATAGGGGATTATTTATATCAGCACATATTTCTGATATACATTTTCCGGTAATGGACCCTAAAGTACAATATGATATATTAGAAAATCAATTTATAAAAGTATTAGAGCCATTAGAAAGGTTAGATGCTATATTTATAAATGGAGATTTATATGACCATAAGGTATTATTATCATCAGATGCGGCATATTACGCTAGTCTATTTATTGGAAGATTGGTAGATTTATGTAGAGCTAAACAATCTACATTAGTAATATTACAAGGTACATTATCTCACGATGCTAATCAATTAAAACTCTACTATCATTATACTTATGATAGTACAGTAGATGTACGAATAGTAACTAAATTACAATTTGAATTAGTTAAAGACTGTAGGGTATTATGTATTCCTGAATTATATGGAGTAGATGAATCTATATACGAATCATATTTAAAATATGGCGGATATTATGACATAGCAATTATGCATGGTACATTTAAAGGGTCCGTATATGGAGATAATGTAGGAAATGGAAGATTGTTTACAATAGATGATTTCAATAACTGTAGAGGATTTATGGTTGCTGGTCATATACATAAACCAGATTGTTTTAATAACCATTTTTATTACTGTGGTTCACCATATGCTTGGACATTTGATGATGACCATGATAAAGGGTTTATTATATCCGCTTTAGATTTAGATAGTAGAAAATATTATTTAGAAAGAGTACCTATTATTTCATTTATATATAGAACATTTCGTATTTCAGAATTATCAGAGGACCCTAAAACTATAATAGATTATATAGTCAAACTTAAAGAAGAAAATGGTATAGATTATATAAGAATATTCTTTGATTATCCATTATCCAATACGAATAAATCTATTATAAACGATTATTTCAGAACTAATGATAATGTAACTCTAAAGTTTATGAGTACTAACGAGGAGATATTCTATAAGCAAAAAGAAGAAATGAAAAGTAACATCGCTGGATATGAGTATATAATAGACTCAAAGATATCAGATGAAGAAAAGTTCTGTATGTATATAAATCAACTTAAAGGTTCTAAGTATATTACTGTAGATGAACTAATCAGAATACTTAAAGAAGAATGATTTAATATAATGACAGAAACTCATAATTAATTTTAATAAAGGAAAATTATTATGGATAGAATAACTTATGATGATTATGATTGCCTATCTGATGTAGTATGCTCACTATCGGGCACTACGTTTATAAAACTTAATGTATTGATAGGTAATAAAGGTATAGAAGGAAATAAAGAGCCTTGTATTAAAGAGTATTCATATAATACAAGTAAATATAACGATAGAAAACGAGTAGTTAGCGTAAAGAGAAGATTTCATTCATTTATGACATTAGAGTTTAAGAATAATACTACTAATGAGAAAATGAATATAATGATTAAAGATATAGCAGAATTTATTGATATGATAGATAATGTAAATCAGATACTTGATAGCTGCTATAGAAAAGATAGTGCTGATAAATATAAATTAGTAAGTAGTAAGGCTAAACCTAAAAAATATGATATATCTGACAATCTTATAGAAGTACAATTTCATATGAACCAAGAATATACTTCAGAGAAAGATTTAGTATACCTTAAATTAGTTATAAATGGAGCAGAGATGCAAATAACCAAAAAAAGTTGGAAAAATATGTGTTTTACTTTAAGCAGCATAGATATATACGGTTGGTCTTCTATGCTTATTGCTGGATTAATGCCGAATATACATCCAGGTGATAATTTATTAGAGTTGAATAATAGAAGAAAGGGGTTCTTCGATTAAAAATGAGAATATTATATTTTAGATTAAAAGGATATGCAGGGATATTTCAAGGAATGGGAATAGATGAATTATCTATTCCTTTTCATAAGCTAAAAAATCAATTCATTATTATTAGAGGTGCTAATGGTAGTGGTAAATCTACTATATTAAAATCATTATCTCCAGATATAGATGGTTCAGACCATTATAGAACTGATTATATGATAAATAATGGTGAAAGAAATATAATCAATTATCATGCAGAAAAAGAAATACATTTCCAGCATAATAGTGATGTATATAAGATATTAATAGTATCACCAGTGAAGCAAGATGGTAGTAGAGCTACGACTAAAGCATACATATCTAAGAATGATGTAGAGTTAAATCCTAATGGTAATGTATCTAGTTTTAAAGATATACGAGACAATGTATTTAATATGGACTCGGAATATATAAAACTTAGTTTAGTATCATCTGAGAATAGGGGTATTGTAGATATGATACCATCAGAGAGAAAGAAGTTTATGTCATCTATAATAGAAACAGTAGAGTTCTATAATGATTGCTATAAAAACCTTTCTAAAAAGAGTTCTAAATATAAAAATCTTATAAACACTATTAAGTCTAAAATATATAATATAGGAGATGAAATATCATTACAAAACCAATATAAACAATTATCTGCTCAAATAAAAGGTATGGATAAATCTAGAGATACTATAAAAAACAATATAGCTGAGAATACAGCAAAAATAAAACTGTATGATAGTGACGGTAAAATACAAGAGCTATATCAATCTATAATATCAGAATTAGAGAAAATAAAGAACAATCACAATGAATGTATATCTAGACTAAATAGAATATTAAACCATTATAAATTGGATAGCAATTATAAAGAAGAATATAATTCTCTTAATACTAGAATAACAGAGCTTACAAATATAATATCCTCTGATAATTTCAAATTACAAGAGTTAGTTAAGTCTAGGGAGAGTATACAGACTCAATATGACCAAAATTATATACAATATCAATCATTAAAATCCGAGCAATTTGAAAATAATATAGAAGAAGAATATAACAAATACTCTGAAGAACTAAAAGATATAAATATATATCTTCAAAATATACCAGATGATATAATAAAGACTTTTCCGTCTAAGAATGAATTACTAAACTTAGAAGTAGTCTTATATAAGATAGAGAGTAATATTAATTATATTAAAGATGCATACTCTATAGAGGATATCAAAAAAGCAATATTAGGAAACAATATAGAATTATCTAAATCTATATCCAGAGCATTAGAGGATAATAAAAATAGACTAGGAGAATTATCAATTCAGATAAATCAAGTTAAGTTAGATATAGATGAAATAAGAGTATTAGAGTCAAGACCGTCTACATGTAAAGATAATTCTTGTATTTTCATAAAACGTGCTTATGAGATATCTAAAACTAATCCAAGAGAACGATTAGAGGGGTTATTAGAAGAACAGAAATCTATAGAATCTAATATCAGCAACCAAGAGGTAGAACTCTCTAGAAATTCTACAATATTAGATATAGAAAAAGAATTACATAACGGTATAAAAGTTAATATAGATAGTAATGAGATTATAATAAATAAATTACCGAGTATTAAGAATATATGTGATAATATTTTTAATATATTCATTGATACCAATATTAGTTTTACTCAGTATATTAAAGAATATATAAAATTATCTGAATATATAGAGGACTTACATGAAGTTACTCGTATATTAAAATCGTTAGAGTCTAATATAAAGTTATACAAAACAAATGTAACTCTACTAGAAAATTTTAATATATCTTTAAATGATTTGAAATCTAAGATAGGTAATTATGATAAAGATATAAATAATATTACATCGAATATTAATACTAATAGTAAAGTATTAAATGAATTAAATAATAAGAAATTTATATTAGAAGAGGTAATTACTATCCAATCTAATATAGATGAATTAAATAATAAGAAATCTATATTGGCAGAGAAATATACTGAAGTAAGAGACCAAATTACCGCAGTAAAGAAAGCTATAGATGATATAAATCTAGATAATAGTAGGTTGAGTTTATTAGAGAAAGATATTATTCCTTTAAAAGACCAATTAGATGCTATAAAATTCAATATATCAAATTTATATGAATATAGAAAAGAGATGAACTCATATAATGAAGTGTATGAAAAGATCGAATTTCTAAGAAATGCATGTAGTCCCACTAAAAATAGTATACAAGCTTTATTTATATCTATATATATGGATAAAATAATAATGTCATGTAACCAATTGCTATCGTATCTATTTAATGGTAATATACAAATGATGAGACCAGAAATTACAGATAGAGATTTTAATTTACCATTTATAACTCAATCTGGTAAACCAGTATCTGATGTAAGTATGGGGTCTACTTCTCAAAAATGTATGATGGCAATGGTATTTAGTTTTGCTACATTACACCAAGGGTCTGATATATATAATATAATGAGACTAGATGAAATAGAGGGTGGGTTAGACTCGGATAATAGAAGAATGATAGTACCATTATTAAAACAAATAGCGGATATAATGCAAGTAGAACAGTGTATAATGATTTCTCATAATATAGAAATAGATACATTCAGTAGCGATATAATTAATATAACTCCTCATGGAGTACAAATAACCGAAGGGTAAACCTTCGGTTATTTAAATATTATATACATGAATAAAATAAATAAGGAGGTCATAAATATGACTAAAATGAAACCAGAATCAAAATTATCTAAGGAAGAAGCAAAGAAAGTTGTAAAGACTACTGCTATAACAGCCACATTTAAGAATTTAATGAATGATATCAGTATGGAAAAAGCAAGGTTAGATTTCTATAAAGATAATATTCATACTGGAGATAATCCTATAAATGTATTAAAAAGAAGTATCTTTATTAGACCAATAATTACACCACATATGATACAGAATGTACCATATATGACATTTGATATGGGATTATTTAATGTGCCTGAAAAATACGAGTCTATGCATACCGCTATCATATCTAGCGTTGTATATCAAAAGATATTGGTAGAAAAAGATATTGATATGCATTCATTTTCTATACAATTCAACAAGAAACTATTAAAGTCTTTCATTGAAAATAACAAGGATCTTTTAAGTGGTGATATTGATAAGAGTCCAACATGGATAGACTTAAAAGCCTCTATAGATTATGATGATATTGATGTATATGATATAGATCAGCTTATAAGAGATTATGAATTTGCTGCAGAAACATATCTTGATGCAAAAATTAAAGAGCAAGATATATTAGATATATTAGATACAATGCTTCCTAATATAGGATAGTGAAAAGAAAATGCCCGTATGGAATTATTCCATACGGGTTTATTTTTTTTTGTTTAAAATGAACCTTCGTTTATATATACAACTTTTAATACACTATTCAAGTTTACATTTCTAGCAATTTTCTTCCTTGGATCTATTACATAATCCTCCAAAAACATAGGATCTTTATAAGGCATATTAGGAACAGATTGCATAGTCTTAAGATTAACCCAATCAAAGTACTTCTTCCCTGTAGCTTGATCATATACTATAACTTGTTCTATATCTGGATTAGATTCTTGTATTATAGCATTTTGTTCTGGAGTTATATTATTCATAAACGCAGTATATCCAGCAGTAGTATCAGTATTATCCACTCTTATTACATTATTAATTCCTGCTGTAATATCTAATGTAGTAGGTTGTGCATAATTTTGTAATGTACCAACAGGTGTTGATATATATGCATTATACATATCCATTATAGCCTTATTATCATCAACTCCGACAGCAGCAGCTCTAGTATCTTTATATCTTCTGTATTCAGCATCATTAGAAGCTTTTATTGAATTATTTATCTCTTTAATAGCAGATACTTTTAAATTCAATAAATTACCTAGTGCAGAAGATATGTTAGATAGATACATATATTTTCCCTTAAGGGATTTGGAACTACGTACAGCATCTAACTCTAATTTTAGTTCAGATGCTAACTGATCAGATTGTGCTATAGTGCTTTTAAGCATATCTGTAGTATCCTGATATGTATCTTTATATACTATATTATCAGGAGCATTAGGGTTTATATCTGAATTATCTGCTTTAATCTCTACTGCTTTCTTTTTTCTTTTATTAGATTTAGCAACAACCTCTGGATCAGCATCTGTAATAATAGTCAGTGGTATAGGAGTACCTCCTACTAGTTTACCAAAGCTACTTCCTAACGGTTGATATACCGGCTGTTGTACAGGTTGCTGATAATACTGTTGTGGTGCATATGTCTGAGTTTGTACAGGATTTCCATAGTTATCCACAGCAACACCAACATTTCCATTTCTAAATTGCTGTGGAGGTGGTTGAAAATACATATAATTACCTCCTTTAAAATAAATTATTTAGATGTGCCTAATATATAAAATAATTTATAAAAAAACTACCAAGTAAATCAATTATGAGGGAGATAGACATATGGGATTAATACCAGGATATCCTAAAGGTAGTAATTTAACTATTTTAAATACTACTTATATAAGAAGACAAAAATTAGAAGATGGAAAATATAGTAAAGATTTTATTAGTATTTTATATAAAGACTTAGATACAGGAAAGAAGGGAAATCATATAATATATGAACCAGAGTACACATATTATTTATTCAAAGATAAAGAAAAGAAATTAACACATAATCATTTCTTTATGGATAAAAATAAACTTACTCCAATTACAGTCAAATATACTGATATAGAAAAATCTATAGCAGAAAATACTGGTAATTTAGATATATTCTATGATAATATAAGAAATAGAAATTCTGCAGCAAATAGAAAAATTCATAGAATAAAAGAAGTATTTGGTTCAGATATGTATATAGAAGATTATTATAGATATCTCTTTAATTTAGAATATAAAAATGATATATGTCCAATAAATAAATCATATTTGGATATAGAGGCTGATACAATAAATATGGTAGGAGATTTTCCAGAACCAGGAGAATGTCCAATAAATGCAATAGTATTCTTAGATGAAAGAACTAAATCTTGTTATCAGCTATTATTGAATAATCCTCAAAATCCTTTAATAGAAGAGTATCACAAATATATTAGTACAGATAAAGGACTTAGTGATTTAAAAGATTTTGTTATAAAATCAGTAGGAGAAAAGAAATCAAGAAAATATAAAGTAAATGAATTAAAATATTATGTATATTTCTATGATACTGAGTATGATTTATTGAAGAGTATGTTCGAAATAATACGTCATGTAGACCCAGATTTTATAGCACCTTGGAATATGGCATTCGACTTAAATTATATATATCATAGGATATTAAAATTAGGATATTATACATTTGATATATTCCACGATAAAGATATAAAGGAACCATTTTATTACTTTTATATAGATACTAGAAACTATAATGATTATGCTGAAAGGGGAGACTTTGTATCTATGTCTAGTAAGAATGTATGGGTAGATACAATGATACAGTTTGCCAGTAGAAGAAAGGGTAGAGGACAATTTAATAGTTTTAAACTTGATGCTATAGGTGAGCAAATAGCAGGAGTTAAGAAATTAGATTATTCTCATATAACTACTAAACTAGAGATGCTGCCATATTTAGATTATAAAGTATTCTCATGGTATAATATAATGGACGTAATCGTTGAAATGTGTATAGAGGCTTGTACTGGTGATATAGATTACTTATTCACAAAAAGTTTAATGAACAATACAAGATATTGTAAAGCTCATAGACAATCTGGATATCTTACTAATAAATTTAATAAGAAATTTGATGAATATGGGTATGTCTTAGGTAATAATATTAATAAATGGAATGAGAAACCTACAGAAAAATATCCAGGAGCAATGGTAGGAGACCCAACCAATGTAAGAGGAGATTGTTTACTTACATTAAATGGTACAATGGTACTTGTATGTGATAATGTAATAGACTTTGACTATGCTTCTTTATACCCATCAATTATGCTTGAAAATAATTTGGCACCTAATACTCAAATTGGTAGAGTAATAATAGATGAAAAAGTTCATAACTATGAGCATTATGATATGTATACATCAGATTTAGATGATGCTAAATATAATAGAGGTGGAGAGTTCTTAGAGAACATAATGTCAGATAATACTATAGAATTCTGTAAGAGATGGTTTGGTCTAGCAGGATTTAAAGAGTTATTACAAGATATGGAAGAATTATATCCTAATATATATTCATACGATGATAGTAATGTAGTTACTTATATTACAGGTAATCCTATAGAAGCATTAACATTTGATGATTATAATAGGCGATATATATCTGCAGTAACTTTCATTACTAAATATAAAGACGACTATAGTGATGAATTAAAAGAAGAATTAAATAAATCAATATTAACAGGAGCAATATTATAATGATGATAGTAGATAATCAGAAAGATATATTTGAATATTTAGCACCGATAGTAAATAGTTGTTCAGGATTTATTAAAACAGAAGGGTATGTACTAGCTAAATATAATAATATAATATTTATGAGTAATGATGGATGTGTATTATCATTCACTGAAACAAATACTGTAGTATCTCCAACAGTATTTGCTAAATCTAGAACATTCCTAGGATGTAATAAAGAACCTGAGAATTTCATAGATAATACATATACTATTGGTAATAACCTCATTATGAATAATATGGAAGATTTATATAAAAAATATAGAGATTTTATAGCAAATAATAATCCTATATATTCATATAATGATATTATATCAAATAATATATTTAGTCAAGCTATTGGAAAAAAAGCATCTGATGGTATATCTTGGTTTAGTATTCCTATATCTGATACAGGTTATCAAATCAAAATACCTGTAAGTAAAATATTGACTCCACTAAATAAAAGTGATAAATGTAGTCTTCATATTTATATAGATGGTCAATTCTATATACCAAGATATGAAATATATAAAAAGAAATTTAATCTTACTTTCAATGTCATATTTAGAGGGATTATATAATCCCTCTAAATTTACTCTCGGAAAACATTGAGGTAATTTAATATAAGGAGGTATACAAGTGGCTGAGAAGAAAAAAAGAGTAGAAAACCTTTTAAATATCTTACAAAAGCAAACAGATGATTTATTCTCTGCCTCTTATAAGTCTAATAATATCAACGGAAAAATGTTCGATATGGTATCTACAGATATAAATACTGTAATACAAGACTCGATTAGAGGTGATGGAAATTTTCATAATATATCTAACACTAGTAAATTATATGAAAAGATTATAAATAAAATACGAAGAGATGGTGGGGATATTGGAACTAAAAGTATCCTTGGGGGCAAAGATAATGATGATAATGGTATAATATCCATGTTTAATGACCCTAGTATGATAGGATATTTAATGGAAAGCTATTCTAATACTAGATGGGTTAGAGCATTAGATGCAGAATATGATATGGTTATAAAATATATGCCTAAATTATATATTGCTCTAACTTTAAAAAAGAATTGTGTATTATCTGCAGATAGTTTTAAGAAAGAATTCCTAAATGCGGCTTTAAAGAATTCTGTTAAAATAGGCGACGATGTAGATAATGTGAAATTCAATGCCAATTTTGAATATTTAAAAAAGAAATATAATTTAGAAGATAAAATAGACAGATGGTATGATGAGACCTCTTTATATGGTGAATGTTTTATATATATAGTGCCATATAATAAGGCATTCAAAGAACTACTATCTCGTAAAGGTAATTCATCATATGGTCTTAAAGAGTCTAATGTATCATTAGGTAAAAGTGGTGGTATTATAATAGAAGGTAAAGCAACACCTAGAAAGTATAAACATAAATCAGTATCTATTAGTGATACTAATGGTGCTACATCTATAAATATAACGCTAGATAAGAAGGGTCTTATTGAAGATAGTATAATGGCAGTAAATAAGACAATAAATGTATTAGAGTCTTCTATGTGTGAAAGTGTATATGAGAGCGTATTGCTAGAAAACCAAGATCCTAATAAAAAACCAGAAACTACAGAAATTAAGTTTAATAAAACTATAGGAGATACATTAGAATATGAAGGAGATCCTTTATCTTCTACAGATGGTTTTATAGATAAAGATAAGCAGAAAGTTAATACAAAGACTAAAGTCCCAGGATGTGTAGTTACTACTCTTAAAAGAGAAAGAGTTATTCCTATATATCTTGATGAAGATAATTGTTTAGGGTACTACTATATCAAAATATCTTTAGATAATATGGACAATGCAGATACTATACAAGGTTATGCTGCTATGACCAATACTGGTATTGGAAATAATAATACATTTGCTCAAAATGATAGAGAAATAAATGGAGATATGATGCTTAGACAAATATCTTCACAGATATCTCAACACATTGATGCTAATTTTATTAATGCTAATCAAGATTTATCTAATGATATATATAGTATGCTTAAGTATAATGATACTTATAACAATCCTAATATAGTAGATATGAATGTAGTATTTATTCCTCCAGAAGATATAGTACATTGGAGATTTAATGTAGACCATAATACAAACCGTGGTCGTTCAGATCTATGGAATGCTCTTATACCAGCAAAAATGGCTATAATGCTCGATACCACCACAACTATAGGTGCGGTAACTAGAGGACAAGATAGAAGAGTATATTATGTAAAGAATACTGTAGATACCAATGTTGCTAAAACACTATTAAATGTAGTATCACAAATTAAAAAAGGAAACTTTGGTATACGACAAATAGAGTCAATAAATAATATACTAGGAATACTAGGAAAATTTAACGACTTCGTAATTCCGGTAGGTCCATCTGGAGATCCACCAATTACATTCGATATTATGCAAGGACAACAGTTTGAATTTCCTACAGACTTATACCAAAAACTAGAGGAGAATGCTGTAAGTAGTATAGGAGTTCCATTAGAAGCAGTAAATGGTTCTAGCAATATGGACTTTGCTATACAGTATACCATGACCAATATAAGACTATTACGTGATGTAATAGAGCGTCAAGCAAAAGTACAAAGGTTCTCAGAAAAAATAATAAATAAACTATATAACTGCGAGTTTGAAGATAACGCTGAGATAGATATTACTTTACCAATACCATCATTCCTAGTAATTACTCAAGGAACACAATTAATACAAAATACTACAGGATATATAGACGCATTAGCAGATATGGTAATGGCTGGTAAACCAGATGAAGAAAGAAATATGTTTAGACAAGAAATGCTATTTGAAATGATTCCTACATATATAGATGCAGGAATGATAGAAAGAGTAAAAAATAAAATAGCAATACAAACAGCTATAGATAAATCAATGCCAGAAGATGAAGAACAATAAAAAAATAATAAGGGGAAGAACCCTTCCCCTAAGCTAACTGCTTAGGGGAATTGTACAACTCCCATATTAGGAGATGTAGATTCTCTGCTTGTTCCATACGCATCATTATAGACAATGGGTTCATTGCCTCTCTAAGCGTATGAAAATCGACACTTTCATAGTCCTCTAGAAGACTCATGAAAGTAACAAACTCTGAAAGAAGATACAAGTCATTTTCATAGAGGGATGCAATGTCCTCCATGAAGTTTTTGATCTCTTCCTTCTTTGCTTCCCTGATTATATTTTTCATATCTTTCTCCTTCTACCTAGATTTTTTATCTAGGATTTTATTTATATTCACTATTATAATACGTAAACAAAAAAAAACAAAAATTAAAAAATCTCCATAGGCATTGCCTATGGAGAATATACTTTTATTTTGAATAGTTACTTTTAATCATGTTTTCAGGGATCTTTTCAAATGCTTTTTTAGTATAACTAGCAGTATCCTTATCAAGAGTTCTACTATATACATCATATGTAAACTCGTCGCTATCAAGTATAAGTCTATTAGGAGCTTTTTCTGTTGTAAGTTGATACTCTAATAATCTATTTGCATATAGATCTACTGTATTTCCTGATATTGGGAAGCATCTAAATGATAACTGAATTTCCTGGAACTGTATTGTATCCCTTGATGAATTATAGAGAGTTGAATGAGCAGCGGTTGTAAGCTGAGCATTAGCAAATAGATATGCCTTCTCTATCTTTCTACAAGTATTATCTGTTACATAATAAAGGAATGTAAATACTTCATGATGTGGACCTGGATCAGTTATAATCTTATCCTTAATCAATCCCTTATATGTCTTAGCTTTAGAGTTAGGATCTTTAATTGCCCTTAAATATGTATCAGCATATTTTGTAAGTAAAGAACCTGATCTCTCGTAATATGTCATAGATATTTCTATAGATGTATCTTCGGTAACGTTGTTGATTACCTGAAGTTCGTTTACACCATTAGTAACAGTTCCTGACTCAGATGTTAAATCAGGAATACCGTCAATACCTCTAAATTCACCTTCGAGTATATGTACAAATCCGTCTTGGAGTTCTTTTATAACAGGATCTTTTTTGGTTAATTCATTCATGAAGTTTGGTGTAGCCACAACATTTATAAATCCATAACCGGATTCGTACATGTCAAACTGTCTAAGGTTACTAAAGTCAGTAACGCCACGCATCAAAGAATATTCAGAAATATTCCTTGGCATTTTAGTATATTTTAACATATAAACTATTTCCTCCTATTCTTATTTAACTTCTGTTGTTATAAACTTCTCTTTATCATCTATATTCTGTGGAGGAATTCCTTCTACTGAATATACTTTGAATCTTTCATGCTGGAAGAAGTTCTTATAGAAGCATTGTAGATCAGCATCGAATATCTTTTGTGATATTGTCTCTTCTGTTCCTGTATATATCATAGATACAGATTCAAAGAATGACTTAAATCTATTAAGTACATTATCTTCTATCATACTAGCATGTGCACCAAGGTCTCCTGAACTAAACATTCTAAACCTAATCTTTGGAAGATATGATCTAATAGCCTTTACACACATTTGTGTGATAATTACATTATTAATATATACAAGTGGTCCATACTCCTCTTGAGAAGTATATAGAGACTGTAATGACAATACATTATTATAGTAATTAGCATAATTTACTCTAAGTTGATCAAGAGAATCTTTCTGATTAACCTTAGGAGTAATTCTAGGAATAAAGTTAATTGTTCCCTCTATAGCATCATTAATAACAAATCCATTGAATTCTCCAGCAAGAGGAGATGATACATTTCTATTAAAGTACTGTACAAGCAATGGTCCTAATGAATATGTCATGGTAACCTTAATTTGCTTTTTGGAATACTTATCTACAATATCATATGTAGTAAGATAGTCTGCAGCAAATGATGTTTTAACCCAACTATCTTTTGTAACTTTTTCTAATACATCGTTGAAGTTGTAAATTTCTGTACCAAGGTCTCTGAAATAGAATGGATCTCTAGTAAATGATGCATATTGAGCAATCTTTTCTTTTACAACATCTGGATATGCAGCATCCACTATAAAATCAACCTTATAAATATCTGTATCATATATTTCATCAGTAAGTTCACCAGAGAAATATTTCTCAGCCATCTCTGTCCACTTAGCATTCGGTACACCATTAGTGAATGGTGAGTCTGTAAAATTACCATTTGTACCAGACTGAAGTTCAATTCCATGAGGATGTCCTAAGTCTATTCCTGTACTATCTATACTTATACCATTAAGATCTAATCCTCTATTTGTCTTGCCGAATAATGGATCATTCTTATATAATACTTCCTTAGAATATCCTGTAATTTCAGCAAGTTTATCTATAAACGCATTAAATCCTTTAGCGTTATACTCTGCATGGAACTGCATAGTGCTTGACTTAGTGAGAGATATATTTCTAGAAACTCCACCAGTAGAATACTTCATATCAGGATTTATTGAGAATGGATGATTCTCAACAACTGTAGTATCTTCTATATCTGATATATAGAAGAAACAGAACTGAAGATTCTTAGATACAGTATAGTCTGGATGTATTCTAACTTTCTTTACAGACTTTCCTCTACCATTATCAGCTACGGTAAACAATACATACTTAGTACTACTATTTATCTTATCTGCTTCTTTTAATACATAGTCGTATGGATCCATATTATGTGATTTATCAGCACCTGTGATAGTAGATACACTATATTTTACCTTAGCAACATTCATATTCGCTGGAGTTCCAGTATTTGTAGTAGTTTCAACATTACCATTTCCAGTATCTATCCACAAAAGCTGCCCAGCAGAATTCTTTTTCTGCACAGACTCTTGTGCAATTTCTGCACATATAACTACATTTGCCAATGTTGCATCATCAGCAACAAGTCTTTTGCTCATCATTCTACCACCAGCAGCTACTATATTATGAGCCCCGATTAAAGGCTGTCCATATTTAAAATAATCTGCATTACGTCCATACATCTTGAAGAAATCTTCTGAACTTAAAGAAGTAACTTCTTCTGTACCTTTATCTGATGAGAATACAGTCATAAACAATGGTAATGATTGATTTTCAGGCTCTTTGGCAACTGGATTTGCAAGCTCATACCACTTATAACTCATTCCTGCATACATATAAAATCCTCCTTATATTTTTATTAAATAAAATGATTTTAAATTACATAAATTGATATATTACTACTCAAATAAAAATGTAATATTAATGAGATGTTTCCTAATTACATGGTCAATACTTGCTCTAATGGGCTATATACAGATTCCCTTTTACCTGTTTCCACATCATCAGATAATACAACAGAGCTCACTACAGCGTCATCAAAATTGACAGACATTAATGCTGCAAATGGAGATATGTATCGGGCAGCCTCTATAACACTTATACATTTATAAAACCTCATATCTTTATCTATAGCTTTAGACATCCTAAAAGGTTTGTATATATCATCTGGATCTCTACATATCTTACTATATATTATTCCCATTATTTGAGAATGAATATTGAAGTTTCCACCGTTAAGGTTTATAGCTTCGTATATGTAATTATATAACTCATTATATGGTATCGTATTTGGTATCTTGCCTGTCTTTACATGTAATGATAATATCTCATTTACATTATCTGTATTTTGGGGAGTAAATACATTGGTTACTAATTGATCTCCTGGTTCAAATGTAAGTATTCTATAATCAGCAACTCCTTGACCTTGAACCAATTCTGTTTCTTTTACTTTGTCTATGCTAGATGGACGACATAAGAATACGGTAGCCCAACTAAACGTTTTAAAAGTATTACTAGGTTTATTCCCTGTATTTATCCTATACATAAATGAACCTAATAATCTTACGAAAGCTCCTTCTACTCTAGCATACCCACTAGTAAAATAGTTCTCAGGAATACAATATTGAAGGTTTCCTGTTCCATTATATACTAAGGCGTTTCCATCTCTTTTAGTAAAAGATGGAATTTTTTCATGTTTAAACCCAGACATAAACTACCTCCTAATTGTTGTATATCTTCCATGTATTATCTTTATACTCTAATTGTAATACAGTACTACCATTACCGTATATAGATATATAATATACATTATCTTCTAATACTGATGACATTCCTACATAAGTCTTATCTTTAGTAAATGATGAAGCTTCTAATAAACCTTTAAATACATCTCCTACCATACTATCAGAATACTTAAATTTAAATAAACCTAAGTCTGGTTTACTAGTATCAAAATTATCTGGTTTATATTCTTTTATTTTATGAAGATCCTGTTTTATCTGTATATTTTTCCATTCAAGACCATTATCTAATGAATATTGTAATAACCCTTCTTCATTTTCTTTAAACTTAATCTTGGAATTTAAATCTTGTGGAATTTCTGGTCCCATATTGAACTGTCCTAATATTTGTAAATCTAATATACTATCTGGTCTTAGATATACTTTCTGTGAACCATATTCTTTAGATCCATCTATTATCATATATAAATCTTTATGATATACAGTAAAGGCATTTATCTCATTAGATACATTATTGGCAATTTCTGCTACCTTACCAACTATTGTATTTTTAATTATATTACCAGCTTGCTCATTTTGAATATATACACATTTGATAATATCGTTCTTTTTAACAATAATATTCTTTACAGTATCATCATCATATGTCAATGTGAAACGTAAATGAAATATTGGTTCTACTTTTCTATCAATTAGCATAATCTTCTCCTTTATTCGAATTTTATATAAAAGTTAAAGAAAGAAAATCCCTATACACCATTGGTGTATAGGGAAATATATAAATTATTTTTTATTTGAAAATATCTCTATAAGTTGTTCTACTTTTTCTTTATATTCCTTATGGAACTGTACTATTCTATCATACTTTTCACTCTCTTTATTTAAAGAATCTGCTTTTACAGCAGTATCTATAAGAGAGAAGTTAATCATATTTCTAATAAAATAATACATGAAAGTATGTTCTGCAATATTATCTGGTTTATAATTTAAACAATACTTACAGAATGCAATACTAATAGAATTATACACCTTAGTATCAAGTCCTGGGAAAGATTTTGATATATAATAAGGTGCAAGGTTTGTGATATTGTTAATACTCAATCTATGATTCTCATATTTCATATTAAAAGCATTAAATACTTTATTAGGTTTCTCTAGTTCAAAGTGTTTAATTCTAACTCTCTTGCAGAATTCTATAAATTTAGTTAAATCAATGGAATCTTGTAATGCATTTACTATCTTACCAATAGTATTTTTCTTTTCAGCATCTTCCTCAGATTCCATTTTCTCCTTCAATGTATCTATATACATGTAGATGCTAATAGCATGTTCTTCTATAGTAAGATTTCTCAACTCATTCTTCATCTGAGTATCATATTCTTTTAACTGCATCATCATAGAATCTATATCTATATTACCATTAGATCTAACGAAGTCTATATATATTTCATCTAATAGACTTTTAGCAGAATCTTTAAGGAATTTTCTACCCATAGCAGAGTTGAGATTTACTCCATTAGAAGCACAAGCCATATCTATTTTAGTTTTGAGTGATTTTGGTAATTTAGCGTAATAATCTATATCCTCATTAGATGATTTACTACTATCTACAGATAACTGTATTACAGATACCATATCTAATATCTCAGCTTCATCTGCATCAATATTAGCTAATTTTATATATTTATATAAAGCATCCGTATCAAATTTAATTGTACCATCATCCTTCATTATTTCATCTAATGTAGGAGTTTTAATATGAGAAAAGACATCATCTTCTTCCTTATCTTTTTCCATCTCTATTACACTACCATCTGTATCTAATACCTCTTCTACTATTTCTTCTCTAGTGTTTTCCATTATTTCCCTCCGAAAAATATTTTTATAATTTTTAATTATTAGCTGGTAAATATAGACTATTACCAACTAATGCTTGTATCTGCATTTTAATCATTATGGTCAGTTCAAATTCCCATATAGGATCACATATTGTATTATAATAAAAATTCATATAGAAATTATTAGTATCTCTTACTATAGATTTTATGAATGATTGTGTATTTCCATTATTGTAAATAGTATCAATAATATCTTCTAAAGTTATTCCTATAGAACCCATATTCTTTAGTATTTCAAAAATATTACAATGTATCAATGCTATATCTGGGTCATCAAATATTTTCTTACTATAATTCAATGCGTTATTATCTGTATTAGTATTATCTACCATTGTAACTATGCTCTCTTTATTATTAATTAAAAATCTAGCAAAGAAGTCTACTAAGTTATATGTAAACTTTGATACTAGAAAATCATATAATGATAGAGTAACAAGATACATATCTATTTCTTGATCTTGTTGATATATAGGTTCTAACTCAAACTTATCACAAAGTATATCTATTATATTTGCATAAGTTCTACTTCTTAAATCTATTATACTATCTTGATTTGATTCAAAATCATTCATTAATGAATTAAATTGTAATTCAAACCCGTATACAATATTTGGTGTGTGCTGTTGATTAAATTCTCTAATCCTGTTTTCTATGGCAAACTCTATTGTCGATAATATATATTCTCGATTAAACTTCGGCATTATTTCGGCTAATATATTATCTATACTCGAATTTACGACAGAATTATACTGGAAAGGTTCTGTCATCTGGGTATCCTCCTTGGGCATGTAAAATTTATTCTACAGTTACACTATGAATTATTTTAAATTTTTGTATATATTGGACATATTACCCGTATATATAGAATATTCAGATTCTTCTAAATTTCCATAGAAACTAGAATTTATATCATTTGTAATATCACACGCTACGTTATTATATTCTTGTAATTCTTCTTGAGGTATATTATAGGCTTTAGCTACAGCATCTCTACCAGCTTTTGTTTTCATTATATTAGATAATGCCCTATTATCTTCTTCTGCAATTATTTTGTTTAAGTCAGACATACTAACAGATTTACTACTTTTAGTAAAAGCATCTATATCTTCTTGTATAAATGAGTCTCTATACTCTTCAAATACATCGTCTATATCTACATATAGTGATTCATACTTCTCCTCTAAACTATATACACCTTCAGCAACGTTCTCATCGTTTAATAATTCTACTTTTCGAATCTTGAAGTTTTCTACAAGATTTTCTCCGAAATACCATACATACAATGCCATTAAATATGAGAATATTTGGTCATCATGATATCCATCACCATGTTCTGTTTTACCATTCTTCTTAACTACCATTGTAGATAATTCGGAATGTAGTATAGGAGCAGCAAACTTATCTTTATGATTCTTTACTCTATTATGAAGTACTTCTATAAGATTATTACGTACAGTAGATGTATTATCTGTACCATAACATTTAACTTTTTGCTTACGTTTATTTCTTCTTCCTGTAATATCATATACATCTTCAAGAGTTCTGTCTTTAATTTCAAAGTATAGATTTCTCTTAATAGAAGATTTAACTAGTATTCCTAGAACAGATGCACCAAATCCACCATTACGCTCTACATTTACTATAGCATTAGGCATATACTTAGTTACTATATCATATACAACTTGAGCTAATTCATCTGATGGAATATAATTACAGTTCAGGGTGGCTATCACATTGGTTGTCTTAGAATCTATTATAGTAATAGCGGAGCTGTCTGATTGCATTGCACCTGATACGTCTACACCTATAATTGGAGGATATAAATTCATATTGCTTATATCCATTTTATTCCATATATGCAACTGATATTGCTTAGACTTTCCAAAGAATAATGTGTATATAGGTTCTTTCTTATTTAATACATCTATTATCTCTAGATCTTCATATTCAAATGGACAATTATCAGACATTACAGCCCACTCTAATAAAACCTCACGTCTTATTAATGCCCAATTCTTATTATAACCCTTAACCATCTCTAAGAAGTAATCTTCTCCAGAACCTAGTTGCTGATATGTATATCTAATATGGAAGAAAGTAGAGTTCTTATTAGAGTTACGTAGCTCCTCCATCTCTTCATATGTATTATCATAATAACTTTCATTCCATTCGGTAGCATTTAATCTCATATCATTAGCATATTTACCTTCTTTGGTTGTCATATCACCAGGGGTTGTAGTTATAAGCATACCATAAGGGGCATTATTAGCTCTAGCATTTTGTTTAGCTCTAGAGAATGCAGGGAATGCTGCACCATATATTACATCATTATATGGCATAAATCCAAACTCATCATAATATTGTATAGCCATAGTACAACCACGTCCTGCACCATCTGCTTGCTGTTTACTTCTAGCTGCAGGTAATGTATTTATTACATTACCATTAGAAGGATGCTGTAATACTTCCACTGTGTTAGGGAATTTTATAACTTTACCATCTCTTGATGTTAAACTATCCATTCTCAAATAGTCGGGTAAAGTAGCTCTAAGGTTCTTTAAGTCTTTAAGGTTCTTCTTAGAGTCATCATGCTTTTTATTCATAAACATCATCTTCGTATTAGATGAGCCGAAATTAAATGTCCATAAATACCATGTTATAGCAGATATCGTCTTAAAGTGCTGACGAGGTAGCTCTACAAACATGTCATAGTTATAGACGAATAGATAATTCATTGCAAGATTCCCTCTATGAAGCTTATAACGTACACCGCTACCAATTTCACCACCTTCCACAGGGATTCTTACTACTTCTCTTATAAAATACCAGAAGTTTATCATACATTCTCTAAGAACTCTAGTTTTCCACTCAAACGATAAATTAGGATCCCTAGGGTCTATACCCATTAATCCAGGATCATAAATTGCTAAAAAGAACTTATTATTTTTAATACCTTTAGCCTTTAGAATATAATGCATATCCATAAAGCTTTGGTTTGTTGTCGTATCTTGATAGTATATCATTTGAGGTAAATTATTAGAAACCATTATAACTTCCTCTCTTTCTTGTAAATTATTATATAATCGTTAAAATACATTAATACAATACCATCAACATTCAGTTGAAATAATACATTTAAGGAGGGGGATACCATCATGGCACCATCAACAATCATAAGATATTTAATAATAACAGCATCAATCATATTACTTATAGCTATAATTCGTTTCGTATACAAAGAGTTTAAAAATGCAGAAAAAGAATTACTAGAGCAAAAAAATAAACTATATGCCGAATTAGATAAAATGGCATATGATGAAATTATACCACTTATGAAAGAAGAATTGAAAAGTAGTGGGTTATTGGGTGCCACCAGTTATATACAATTCTTAGAAAATTATTCAGAATTAATGTATACTGAAGTATATAGTTACATTAAATCCGTAGAGCTTGAAAATAGTTATAGCTATGATTACATTCTTGATAAATATAATTATCCTCTATCATATGCTACAGATGAAGATGTTATAAAACCATATGTAGATAAATTAATTATGCTAATGCAAGATACTATAGAAAAAGAATTTAATAAAAAGATAAATAAAGTACTAGAATCTATGAAACAAGTAGCAAAGGAAAGCTCTGAATTAATTAAATCTGTAGCACCAGATGGTGATGATGGTATTCAACTACGTAAAAGAGATATAAATAATGTAGATGAAGATACTAGTGATAATACTAATCATAATATCTCATTCAGAATTCTGAATGAGATAGATGAATTATATAAATAATTTTAAGGAGGATCACAAAAATGAAAAGACGAGTATTTATTTCTCAACCAATGAAAGGGTTAAGTAATAATAAAATATTAGAAGAAAGAGAAAAGTATAAACAGGATGTAATAAATATGTTTCCAGGCGATGAAATAGAATTTATTGATTCTATGGTGAATATTGATACTTCAGATACTAGTGAGGTAAGAACTGTACCTGTGGCATATTTAGGTAAATCTATAAGTTTAATGGCTACTGCAGACTTAGTATATTTTGCAGATGGCTGGGAAAATACTAATGGGTGTGCGATTGAACATGATATATGTATGCGTTATGGAATTCCAATGCATTGTATAATAGATAGATAAAAGATGGTGGTTAGGAAATTTCCTAACCACCCTTTAATTTCCATTCTTTTCTAATTCTATTACAGTCATTATACAATAATTAGCCATATCTAATAATGTATCTTTTAATGATTCATTGGATACTAATGGGCTGTTTGTATTGTTTACTATTAGATTCTCTGCTCTATTATACTTATCAGATATTCTAGTAATAGCAGCAATCAATCCTAACCTATCAATACTCCTACCAAATGAATCTCCGTAATCAGCATTCTTCTTTAGATATGTCTCATGTATTAAATCACATAATTCTTGATGCATCTTAATCTTATCCATATATTTATTCCCTTTCTTTTGAATTATTTACTCTATTATTATATGCCTTAGTAATAGATATTACTCTATTATTAATATAATAATTATCAAGATATATCACTATATAAAAATAGTTATGAATTATATCTTTAGGGAAAATAATAGTTCTATTTACCCAATCTATCGTGATATTAACTCTTCCTGAATTTAATTTATCAGAAGTATATAATGCTATATCTATAAATAAGTTAGGGGATATATTATATTTTATAGACTCATCAATTAAATCATTTAAACTACTTTCCACTCTGGTATCCACAGGAGCATAGAATAATTCTGTAATATCTATAAGATTACTCTTATCATCTACTTCTCTAATATAATTAGATGTAGCGTATTGGTTCCACCCTTTATCATTAACTTCTGGTATATCAAATACTTTTAATGTGTATACAGTACGTCCTGTACTAGGTTCTAGCATTATATTATCAGGAATTTTAATTTCACAATAATGTACAAAGAATTTAGGTACAGGAAGTCTTATTACCATATTCATATCTATAGAGAAATTGGTTTGTAACATTCCTGAAGTATCACCTTCATCTATATCTAACCTATCTTTTAAATCCATATGTAAAGGAATATTTCTTAGTCTTATGAAGAATTCATGTTTACCATTTATATATCTGAGTCTATATAAAAATGGTATCTGAGAGTATGTGTTTAAATACTTTATAAACTCATAAGGTTTTTTGATTTCTTTATTGATATCATCCACTTCAAATTTCATACTCTTAGCTAGATTTACTAATAAATCATAAGGTACATGGAAGTCTACATCTATATCTTTTGTCTCAGTAAATCCCATTCTAAACAATATTTCCATTCTTTTATATAAATCTAATTGTTCAGCTTTAGTTTCTACTCTCACTTTAATATTAAAATTAACTACCATCAATTCCATATTAAAACTAAGAAAGTTTTTATGTTCAAAATCTTTGAAAAACGATCTATGAAATGGTGTTTTCATCATATATCTATCTATACCAAACATATGAAGGTCTAATATACTACCATCATAGTCATATTGTATAGCGGTATTAAAAGATACAGCAGGTTTTTCTCTTACTGCATAATCACCATATTCAAATCTTCTAAAATCATCAAATACGTGTTTTCCTAATATATGTATTGTCTTAAAATACCCCTCAGGAAATTTAGATAGAAACCAATTATATACATAATCCATAGCAATAGAATATCCATTTATGTATGATGGTATATATAGATTAGCATATAATTGAGGTTTAAACCTATCTGTATGATTAAACTCTATTTTTAATTTATTATTCATAATTTAACCTCTTATAGTATTTTTAATAAAGAGTTTTAGATAAAAAATAAAATAAAGATGTATGCAGATAGGAAATTTCCTATCTGCATATTATTTGATATTTAGTACATTGACATATACTCTTTTTGTTTCTGTAATAATCTTTGGATATTATCTAACTCTTGTTGGTTATATGTATCTTGTCCTAGTCTTATAAATGTATTTAAATTTATAAGATTATCTCTTCTAATAGATACATCGTTATTGAAATATCCATCATTCCTAGAAATATACATAGCATTCCTAGGATTAAATATAAGGTTAGCTCTTTCATAGAATACCTTATTAAGAATAAGTAATACATTAAGTACGTCTCCATCAAAGTCTGCTACTAGTGGAGCTAATATTTGTGTAGATATACCCATGGTAAATGTATTTGTAAAATCTACACAGAATACCTGTACAATAGAACCATAACTTATTGTAGGGTTCCTATTAATAATTAATGGTATTCCAGCCATACCTTTCTGCTTATAATGGTTTATGATAGACATAATTATACCAGCTACTCTATCATCATAATCTATAATAGATTTAAACCATATATCATTAGCATCAGCAGATGATATATTATATAGCTTTCTAAGAATATTTTTTATTCTCATTTCTAATAGTATTACAAGACCAGCATACGGTAATGTAACGTGATCTATTCTTAGATTTTTCTGTACAATTACATTTCTTGAAGAGAAACTATATCTACCACCTAATAGACATCTTATATCACCCTTTTTACCAGATAATATAGCTTCTTGTAAACCATATAATATCATATAGTTCATTTGAAGCCTATAGAGATTTCTATTTTTCACCTTAGGTTCTCGTTGCATCTTGGTTTTATTTTTGTTTATTAAGGTTACATGTTTATTCATGATATTATAAATACCATTACTATCTTCAAAGTTAAATTTTGTATCCCTAATATCAAACGGTCTAAGTAATGTAGTAAATACAGGAATATATGATATAAATATCTTTTCTCTATTTTCTATAATATCATTATAGTATTCTTGTTTATTATATTTCTTAGCTCTATAAAACTCTATTATTTCATCAAAGCGTTCTATAAATTGTATCATTCCTATACCAAAGAATGGTTCATCCTTAGGACGCTCTACTTCATTTTCAGGAATAGAATAACCATTAATATCCTTCTTATCAGTAATATCAATTATATTCTCTATTTTGGTTCTAGCAGTACCACTACTAGAAACTCCTTTTCCGAAAAATGATTCTAATTTCTTATAATATGCTGGATGTATTATTTTATATGGTTCGTCTAATTTCATCCATGCAAAGTAGTCAAAATCATCGTCTACGAACTTTACTGGAGTTCTACATATCTCACATTTTATACCGTGTTGTATACGAGACGTTGTGGCTCCACATTTACATCTATATCTATTAATATATGTATTTACATCTGAAAGATTTTGTCCAAATTTAGAACTGAATATACTATATTCATTCTTCAAATCTTTCTTTATATTTTGAGATGGTGCTACAATAAATCCTTTACCTGCATTCAAATAAGCTTCTGCTTCTTTATTCAGGTCCAATGTTTCTATACTTGTATTATACTCAAATTCCTTACTAAACGGATACATGACATTATCTCCTTTAATGTTTTACTGCATCTTTAATTCTTTTATCTACTTTCTTAGCCATATATAACCCTGGTATGATACAATATCCATCTTTAGTATCTTTTATACTACGATTAAATATGCTTTCTACAGTTCCTTTATATTCACTAGGAACTTTATACTTTATCATAGATATTTCTTCTTTATCATTATCTCTTAATATTGACTTTAATAATTTCAGATTATGAAATCCTTTAAAACTCATCTGCCTTTCTCCTTTCTTTTAATATTACACTATTATAATATCTAAAAGACATTTTATTTGAGGTTCTAAGTGTATTAAAAATAAAATAATCTGATAGGCTGTAAACCTATCAGATTAAGTGTAATTATTATTCTATACCAAAAGCTTTCATACAATCCATTTCTGTAGATTTTATAGTAGAATCATGGAAAGCCTTCATCGCTACGTTTTTAAATATAGATGGAACTTGCATTAATGTCATACCTACATTCTTTATTCCTAATTTATGTAGAAATGCTCCTGCACATTTAGAGCATATTTTAGGATTTTTACATAGCATAGCAAATCGCATTTTTACTTTCTTTCCTATATACTTATCCTTATTTTGATAAGTTAATTCTACTAGATTACCAGAAGAAGATATTATATAATTATATACATATCTTTTAAAGTTAGACTCTGTAAGTTCAACTACTATATGTCTATCTGTTTTACAGTCAGTACCATCTTCATCTAATACTACGTCTTGATAGCATTTAGTAAAGAGGTTCTCTAATTCTCCACCATATTCGGTTTTCTTACCACGAGAGTATGGTCCTGCTACAGCAGCATTACAGTATATAGCATACTCTTCTTTAGTAATACCATCCATATAATTTGATTTGGAAATTTCATACTCTTTTTTAGCATATGGATCAGAGTTTCTTATAGCACCTTTCATTACATACATATTCTTGAAGTTATTTCCGAAAGTACCTCTAGCTCCAGATAAGAAAGTATCTAAAGAAGGGTCATCTCCTATATATTCCTCAGCAAATTTTAATAGTTCTTTTTCTACAAGCTCTGCTATATATGCATCTCCGGCTTCTATTTCCTTAGCATATTTCTTAAAAAGCTCATTTTTCTTTTTATTAATAGCCTTAGTACAGGTAAGTATTTTCTCTGTATGATTAGGAGATAGTACTGTTACATATGGCATAACTAACTGTGTCTTAATTAGAAAATTCTTTAATTGCTGTGTGGTAATTAAATCTTCCATAAGATAGTATGATAATTTCTGATTCATGTCATCTAATAGTTTACCAGTTACGCTACTGGTAATATATCCAAATACGTCAAATAGCTCTTTTTCTACGAACCATTTGTTGAATATCCATAATCCTACAGTAGTAGTAAAACTATTTTTGTTTTTCTTTTTTTCTGGACCATAACTACCTGGTGGAATATCTATCAAATCATATGGGTTAGCTTTTGCTTTTCCTTCAAACTCTCCAAATAGACCGTATATGAAAGATGATGTAACATCTTCTTCTTTTAAGTTTAATAGCATATCTACTAAATCTTTATCTGTTATTTTAATAGATTTTCTTAGAGTAGCCATTATATTCTCCTTTTAATAATATACATGATATATTATATCTATACCCTTAGTGAGATCTATAAGTGCTTCATTAGGAATATTTAATCTAGTCATAGGAATTACATCTTGATACCATTTAAATCCATCTGCTTCAGAATACCATCCTGTAAGTAAAGATACAGAATTTATTCTAGCAGAGTTGATTCCTGTAGTAGCTCTAAAGAAATCTCTAAAATCTTCCTTAGTAATAGAAAGATTTAACTCTACATAGAATTCAGCATCACTATTATTCAAAGAAGCATATACATTCTTATCTATTAATGTACCATCTACAAATCTAGCAACCATTTGTGGATCAGATTCAAATGCTTTGAAATAATATGCTATTCTATCAGATAAGGTTTTACGACCAAAGTATTTCTTTCTCTCTGTTACATTCAAATCATTATGAGCCAATCTATATTGGAATGGTACTAATCCATTTACTGGGTCTATTCTTCCAGTATACTTTACAGGATATACTTGAGAGTTTTCTGTACCACAACCATCTGTACCACAACAAAATAGACATATCTTAGGAATATTATCAGGTGTAGTACCATGAGACTTACTTTGATCTAATTCTAAATCCTCATTATATGTAGGTAATGCTATCAACTCTGGCATATTAAAGTGCTTCATTGCCGTAAATTGAGACCCTGCTATAACAACTCTATTATGTGCTACGAATATTACTTCACCAGTAGAGCTATCCTTAAATATTACATCAGTATCCCCCTTTTGCTTTCCTCTAAATATAGAGGCTTTATCATTTATATCGGGTTTATCATTAAGAAATTTAGTCTTTGTCAATTCTTTTATTCCTCCTATTTTTATAAATATTAACGTTATGTTTTTTAATTACTCGTAAGTCGGTATAATTTGAATATTATCATATATAATATCTGCATCATAGTATGTAGAAATTTGCATATCTATATTGCTCTTAAATATTATTTCTCTTCCTAGTATTGCTTTAGTAGCTAAACTATATTTATCTTTTTTCATGATATCATATGATATATCAAACCTGTCTGATACTTTACTATGTATTACATTTGTGAATATAGAATCCTTTATATAATCCTTTATATACTCATCCTTATGGAGATAATATAATATCTTATATATATCATCATGAGGAATACTATTATCAGTACATAATAAAGTAGTATACAATATAAACATTTCATCTAATATTTGTTTATTCATAAACTCATCAGAATAAAATTTAGAGAAATACTCTTGTACAACTTTTATAGATTTAGTAAGTCTAGTATATTTATAATTATCCATAAATTCACTATAATTCTTACTAAGAGTTCTATTAATATATAACCATACTTTATCCATTATATCATTATATGTATCTTTGGTAATACCAACCTTATTATTAGCTATCCAATCCTCTATCTTTACAACTTCTGATTTATGAAATATATACTTTAATAACATCCAATCTATTATTTGTATATAATTATCATATTTATCAGTAAATCTGTATGTCATACTCATATCATGAGTAAATATCTTAAACGACTTAAAGAAATTTATTACTTCTTCTATATAATGCTTTATAAAATCTAATGATATAGATGGAAGGTTTCCGAATATATAGATAAAGTTTATTTTATCTTCATCTAGATAATCTCTTAAATAATTAGTAATAGACTGTATAGCATTTACACAAGCAGTTTGACGTTTACCAGAATCGTTAATAGATTTAATCTCTTCCATAAATGTGTATATTAATGAATCTTTATGAGAAAAGAATTCACTATAGGTACGAGCTATATTTCCACTAGGCAATTTATACTGCTCCATATTTAATTTCATTATAAATAAAGATTTATATATATAACGGTATATATCATACATCTCTTTATTAGGTGGATTTATAAGCATATTCTTTACATGATCATATATATTCTTATTTGTAGTATATATTTCCATCAACTGTTTATATGTCAATATCTTATCCATCGGAGGAATTTTAAATCCGTGTACTCCTAATTCTTCCAAAGTCTTACCTTGATAATTATTATAAATATATTCTCCAATCTTAGTTAAATCTGCTTCAAAATTGAATCCTAGTACAGATAATACCTTAGATTGTGTATCCATTATAGTATCTTCAGCCCCATAGTATAAATATGCTAGTGTATATAATAAAGCGATCACGTCAGTTAATTCAAACTCTTTCTTAGTGGATATATTGGGTAGAGTAACTTTAAGTTTACTTTTATCTATCTTATTATACATCAGTATATTGGTGAAATAAACTAATTGAAAAGTTCTTTCAGTCAAATCTAGTAATGCCTCTATAGAGTAGTACTTAGATCTTAATAAAGTAAAATCTTGTTCTTTTATCATATTCATAACTTCTGCTCTATCTCTATCACCGGTCCAATATGCATCTCCAGAAGTTACAGTATCGTATGATAATATATTCTTATTACTTCTAATATAATTATCAAAGTTCTTAAATATAGGAACCTTTACAAACTTTAAATCATAATTAGCTAATTCATCTTCTTTTTCTGTATTAGTCTTCTTATCAAATATTGTTTGATTCATATAATCTTCAGTATCATCATTAAAGTTTCTTCTAGATTTCAATATATGATACTTAAATATATTAATATTCTTACATCCGAATATTGAGCATATATCTATTAGACATTTATCTGTAGATTTGAATTTAATAATTTTATTTAAATTCTTTACTAATGCTACTTGGTACTTTAATGGAATATCTGGGAAGTATTCTACACCATTAGATTCAAAGATATATTTACAAGTACGTACATCGAATATATCTCTTCGTATTATATATTCAGGTAACTCTATTACCATATCTATCATGGTTTGAATTATTATCATAATTATCATAAATCTATCATAATAATCTGATTGAAATTTATATGCTTCTGAATATATAGTATATAGAGTAATTCTTCTATTCGCCTCTATTAGTTCTCTATATCTATTCTCCACTTCTATAGCATCTGCAGAGGGACAATATAACAATTCAAATTTAGCAGCTTTTCTAGCTTCATATATATCTATAGATCTGGGTCCCATTCTTCTTAAATATCTTACATCTTTCTTAGTAAGTCTTAATGAGTCTAATAGGTTAGTATCATTTATAATCTTGTCTACTATATCTGTCTCGTATAATAACTCTATCGTAGATATATCCAATTCATGAATTAATACATAATCGTATTGGGGTCCTATTAAAGGATACCTTGCTATATCTGGCATTAATCCTCTTTCCGATATAGTATTCTTATCCACATATAATCCTTTCCAATCACCTGTAATATCATAATCTGGTAATCCATGTAAATACCTATAGTAGTTATTTTTCTCTGTATAATTATTTAAGAATTTCTCTGATGCTAATTGTAATAATTGTGGTCTAATATCTTCTGGAATAAGGTCATTATTCTTTTCATAATATTCTACTTGTGATGTAGATAGACTAGGTATTTGAGATAATATATCTCTGGTATATACAAATATATCAAACCTAACAGTTTTATCTTTAATTCCTAATAAGATATCTCCTTGTGTCATAGTTTCAAGATCTTCGTATAAATCAGCTTCTACTTGATCTTTTAATACAGTATCTCTTATCATTATTTGAGCATTCCATACAATTTCATCTAGTAAAGAATTCTCTGTTAATATTTTATTATTTATATTATTATATGCCACGATATCCTCCTTTCTAAATTAATAATATGTGAAATTTAATAAAAAAATAAATTACTTAGGATTTAGAGCTATGGGAATTTCCCATAGCTCTTTTATATATTACCCTAACAACTTAAACATTTCAAGGTAATGTCTAATAACCTTGAAATTATTTAATAATCTGGTTCCATCTACAAGTGAGATGAAACTATCAACAACAGCATATACTTTTTCGTACACACTGTCACTATAGCCATCGGTATCCAATTTTCTTATAAGTTGGATAATTGCAGGAATTCCTGCTAATACGCACTCTGCTATAGTAGAATATGTATCAGGGAAACTATTGTCTAAAAGATCTTTTCTAATACCGTTTAATTCTCTCTCAATTTTTATTAACCTTGTATACATCATCATATTACTACCTCTTTCTACCTAGATTCTTTATCTAGGATTTATATATATTTTATTTTTGAATGATAGATATGTATCTATATTCACTATTATAATATATAAGCAAAAAAAACGATTTTTAAAATTATCCCTATAGGATAATTTATCCTATAGGGATGTATGTATTACTTGTAATTATAATAACCCTCATTTTGCATTATAGTTACGATTTGTATTGGACTATAACCTAATGCTTCGAGTTGTGCTCTTCTCTTTTTCTGAGCCTCTACCATATTATAGTAATTTGCTATAGTCTTATATTGCTGACCATAGTCTACAGACTGATCTGTTTGCTGTTTAGTATTCTGATTCTGTCTTAATTCATGGAATGTACCATCAGCATCTCTACTGAATTTCATATACTCAAGGTTATCTTTATAGTGAACATATCCATCACCATCTATAACCTTACCATTAACCTCTTTAGAGGTTACTACATATCCATTCTTATCAAATAGATAAGTATAATAGATTCCATCATCATTACCATTAGTGTCTGTATCTATAACAGTCCACTCATCATAGATATATCCACCGTTCATATTCCACCACCAACCTGTGGCATCTTGAACCCAGAAACCATCACTCTTATTCATGATATATACACCACTTGATGATATCTCATATGCATATACATCATTAGCATTTAACATGCCTAATACCACTATTGTTGCTGCTATTAATAAACTACTTATCATCTTTTTCATTTTATTTTCCTCCTTAGTTATTTTTATTTTTTTATATAAAATGAAAATTGTTGGATATTATTTATCCATATCACTATTATATTATATAACTATTATTTTGTTTACATAGAGCTTATTATCCATATTAATTCTCTTAATATAGATAAATTTCTATCTATACTAATAATATTAATCATATCATTAGATATATTATCAAGCGAATATATACCAATATTATTTATTATAGTGTATTTAGAAAAAGAGTCTAAATTCCTATAATATTCTATAGGTAATCTTCTATGTAGAAAATTTTCATAGATATTCATAATAAATCTAATATTATCGGATTTATCGTATCTTTGTACTCTATAACATACTTCAGATATCAAACTAACCATAGCTGTATGTAAATATAGCTTATCATCAGATATACCTTTTATATCAAAAAATATATCATCAGAGTTTAAAGAATCTCTATAATATATCTCAAGATCTAATATCCTAAGATAAGTATTATAGAGATTTTTACATTTAAACTCATAGTTACCAAATACCGTATTTACCAACTCTTTAGATATAATAAATACAGCATCATTTTTAATAGTCAATACTTCATTATCTTGTATATTATTACTTTCAAATAATAGTTTCTTAGCATTGATAATTCCAGAAGATATTATTTCATATACTCTAGAATCTCTCTTAATTAATAAACCAATCTCTACTTCTCTTTTCTTTTTATCATATGATTTGAATAAGTCATATGCAGATTTATCAAAATACCCATTTGTATATAAAGCATTTATATTAGCAGCGGATAAATCATACTCTCTAATATAATTATTTATAATAAATGGGTAAGTTGATAAATAATTCATATTCTCATATAATAGACTATTCTGGCTCATATATTCTTCCACCAGCTTGAATTCTTCTAGACTCCAATATCATTACTAATCGTTTTTTATCTTCATCTAGATTACATAAACCTTGCATACTAAAAGAGAAGTCCTCTGGATTTATGTAATCTAAATCATTAATATCGTTTATTACAGCAGCATTATATCCATATCTCTGCTGTATAATCTTAATTAGTGACTCATTCATATTATTGGTATAATCATTATATCCAAATTTAGATATACATACATAAACATCACTACCCGAATATATGGGTAATATTATATTCATGAATAATATAAATAAATCATCATTGTTCATAATATAATTATAATATGCCACGTCTAATTCATATTCTCCCATATTCTGAACTACCTCAGGAGGAACTAAAAGTCCCATCCTAGGTATATATTCAGTAAGTGAGGAATAATTGTATACCACAATATCTTTAGAATATGGTATACAATTATATGGTCCAAATATTAACATAAGTCCTCCTTAGAATATTACTGCAGGAACAGCACGATATTTAGGTGCATATTGCATATATCGTTTCATACTGTTTATGATATATAACGGATTATCTCCAGGAGAACAGAATACAGATACATCTAACTGTAATTTATACCATATATCATAAGGATATTGGTAATTCTCCGGATTATGTAATAGATATGTAAATATATCTATAAAATTAAACTTATATAGCACATCTGCTATTATAATATCTGAGCTGAATTTAGCCTCTATCTTATTAAATATCATCATGCTATATTTTTGGTAGAAGTGTTGTAATAAATGCGAATACCATATATTAGTAAAATCTTCAGCTTCAGGAACGTACAAAATTACGTTCATATAATTATATAACGCTTTAAATATGATAGCTTCAAACTCCTCTACCATAGAGGAGTTTAGATAGTTCTCATATTCCATATGAAATGCATTAATCTCATTATCTATCAGGAGACATAACGCATTTAATTGCGGTAATAATGTAGAAGATACAGTAATCCTATCTTGATACATATATTCCAAATCTTTCTCCACATCTTCTGATAATACTATTATAATACTATTACTAAAAGCCGGAGCATTCATAGATAGAGTAGTTATATCTTCTCTATCTGTTGTTATAAATAACTGACCACGTACTAGCATACGTAACTCCTTTCTAGTCGTTATTTAATGACATTTTCTTAAGAGGCTTTCTAATTCTCTTCATTGAAGCTGTATCTGGTGCAGATTTCTTTAATAATAATTCAACAATATCATTATTATTTATATTATTATTAATTTCTTCTACTAATGACACTACATTACCACCTTCTACAGTATCTGTAACTTCTTCTACTTCTGTATCAGTAGTAATTTCATCATTGGTATCCTCATCTATATTAGTATCAGTCGTTTCCTTATCTTCTTCTAGATAATCTGTAGTTTCTTCTATATGATTATTTTCAATAGTTTCTGAATCATAATTATTTGATTCTTCAGTTACTTCGGCTACCAATATCTCTGTGCCATCATTGGTATCTTCTGTTAATGTATCATCTACACTAGTATCAGTATCATGAGATATATCTTCCTCTATATTATACTTACGATGACCATTCTCAATGACTACTATCATTTCACTATCATCTATAGAATTATCTAAAGATTTATCATAAATCTTTTTCATTCCTTTAGTAGCTTCACCTATATTAAATCTATTATCTTGTCCATTAGATCTCTTTATTATAAATTCCATTTTACTCCTCTCCTTTTTAGGTTTTTCATATTTGTAATGTAATCTATCATCAATAACATTTAAAGCAACGTCTTTAGATGTATATTGTTTACCACATTGGCTACAGATAAGGAAATCATCTTTATCATCATAACAGATTTCTCCATTACATCTTTGTATACCGTCCTCTAATATTTTATCACATCTTAGCTTGGTTTTATCTATTCTATGTATATTAGGATAATCCAACAATACAGGTCCAAATCCTGATCTTATTCCCCAATTCATAAAGAAACTATCTCCTACATCGGCTAATACATAGCCGATGTTAATTATACAAGATATAAGGAATTTTATATCTTTTCTTACAGTATTATACATTTCTATATTGGTTATTGGTTGAACTCTTTCAAATAAGCCTACAGTACCACAATCACTCATTTCGTAACATTTAGTACATATTGGAGATATTATCTTCTGTAACCTATACTCTGCGGGATTATCATTGATTCCCGTTTTATCAAAGGCTATCTTTACTACTATATCAGGATAAGATCTATGAATATACACTACTCTATTAGTCCCTCCTGATAGTTTTATAAAGCCTCTGTTAGTCATGATATCATGTATCATGGGTAACTTCTTCTTTAGAGAAGTTACTATTTTATCAGTAGCGATCTTTCGCAACTGACTAACATCTGCTGCTCCAATTAAGTCGTTTAAACTGGCAGATGGTTTTAATAGTTCAAACGATATAAAATCTTGGTTTACGAATGGCACCTCTAATAACTCTCTAATTACTGGATGCATCTTATTATAATTAAACATTATTATTTTGCCTCCATTCTCTAGATATTTTGGAATTTCTTGTCATAAAAGTCTTACTCAGTTTCTTCTTAAAATCATCAGATAATGGTGATTCTTTTAGTGCTTTTATGTCGTAGTACATTGGTCCCTCTACTAGATTAGCAATAGGGGGTATTGGTGTCATAAACCATTTAAATATAAATTCATCTGATAACTGATATGCTTCATCGTGGTTACGCATATCTTCTTCTATAGTAAGGTATCTATCTATATCAATCCCTCGCTGTTTTAAGTCTTGCAATTTACGTAATTCCTTATAACCGTCTTTAGCATCATCTGGAAGTATATCCATCATCATCTCATCAAACAATTCGTCATATCCATCATCTTGTGTTTGTGGGATATATCCGAACTTGTAACAATCGCTCTTGTCTATATCTACAACAGATTTATCACCCTTCAACACATTCAATGTCTTTGCTATAGACTCTGGTGCAAGGACAGTGTATTCATTAGGGTTATCGGACATCGCAAACTGTTGTGCTAATTTGTGTTTGTTATCAAATACGTATTCATCTTTCATTCGTACATCTAATGGTACATAATCATCCTCCAGTTGTTCATTTATATATCCTTTATCAAAGAACTTCTTAGACATATTATCCTTAGCATATGGTGACAAATTATTATTTTTGCCCATTTCTATTTTAGCATCCCATCTCTCTTGGAATGTCCTAGTATTGAGTAATAAATTACCACCATATTCTAGATAATCAGTAAGAGTTAAATCTTCCGCAGTATACCCTTCAGGTAGTTCTAAGAATCTATCATGCTTATTTCTTAAAGATGTCACGATGTTATTATGCATAATACCCATCATGTTTTCAGTAAGCTGGTCAGCCCTATCTAGTTGCATTACTAGGTTAGAATAATAATTCATATTATGAATTGTCTGACATATATTTATTTGTTCAGGTGTCATATTAGCATACATATTAGACTGAGCTATTGAAGCGTTTCTAGCTTCTAACATTCTATTCTCATAATCTATTTGTGGTTTCATAGGGTCATAGAATTCTTTCAAATATTCTATCTGTTCTTCTGTAAGTTTTTGACCACTTGCTGCTGCTGCAGTTTTTGCTAAAGCAATATTCATATTAATAGTATCATTACGAATAGCATTTACTCTCTTATCAAATTCTTCTAACGTAAGAGATTTATCAAATGGAAATCTATCCATTACTTGTGAGTACTTTATACTATACTCTTCAAGGTCTTGCTTTCTAGCCACATTCATATCAAGACGATAAACGTCTTCTCTGTCGCATATGTAGGCATTATCAATCATCTTTTTCAGAAGAGTAGCGTTATGTTCACCCATGTTCATGTCAGTACTCATATCATTCATGAACTGGGTTAAATAAAATTTTGGTTGTACCCATTACCCATATATGGATTATATCCATATCCCATTGGTGCTTGTGGCATTTGTGGCGGATTATATCCCATAGTATATTGCATAGCCTGTTGCTGTGCATATGTATATTGTTGTTGTTGTACTTCTGGTTGTTTCATATAAGCTGGCTTAGGATAATGATATTGTCTTTGCTGCATAATTGATTGCTCCATAGCTAAGCTATCACTATAGTTTGCAGCTATCTGATTATTCATCTGAATCTTCTGTTCTTGAGTTACATTACCCTTATCTTTAAACATATCTCCTATATTTCCACCTATTGGTTTAGGTAGTGGAAAGTTTGGTTCAGGAGGAAGTATTGGAACACCATAATTACCATTATTTCCTACATTTATAGTACTACTTGCTGTAGGAGAATATTTAATAATTACATCATCTCCACCATATATACTCTTTTTCAACGCATTTACCCTATTCATCTCAGCGTCTGTTACTATTCTATTCTTCATATCCATTATATCATCAGGAACTATATTGTTCATATAATTTAACATAGCATCTTTCTCATTATACTGAATACATGTCAATCTATATATATCATATCCAGATGGGAAATCTGTTCCTGGTATTTTAGGTAATAGCTCTAATTGCTGCCATATTGGTAGCTTGTTAAATTCTGGTGAAAAATAGAAGTATGGGTCTAATGCATATCCACCTTGGTTCATATCTATTGTCATTCTACCCTTAGTTGGTACAGGAGTATCATGATTTACACCATCAGCAGAGTTAGGGTCAGCTACTGGAAATCTTCTTTGTTGTGGCTGAGTTTGATATTGTTGCTGTACTGGTGGTTGATACTGGGGTTGTTGCGGTATATTATATTGCATACCATACTGAGGATATCCATATCCTGTAGGTACTACTGTATCTGCATTAGGATTCAATACATTATACATACCTGTATATGAATATACAGGTCTTGTTTCATGTATTGGTACATTCTTAGATTGCTCTATAGCATTATTAAGATTCTCTGCAGACATATGAACCATATTCGGCTCATTATCATTCTTAACAGTATTTACAAGAGACCCAAATGTTATGTTTGGTTCTTGAGATGCTCTTGGTCTAGGAGGTAATTTCCTAGGAGCTAGTTCCATTCTTGTATATACTTTAGGTTCTTTCTTTTCAGTACTCTCTGTATTTGTTCTAAATAGATTAGGACCAAAACGCATTGGTTTTAAATCACCATATCTATCTCTTACATATACCGCTTTATCTGTACTCATAAGAGATTTGAATTCAGATGGGTCATCACTTCCTAATTGTCTTCTAACAGCATCTGCTGGGTCTTCATAAAATGAAGGAAGATTATTCATAGGATTTGGTACATCCTTATATGAAGTATAATTCTCTGGTATAGCATCTAAATTCTGTGCTGCACTAAATGAGAACTTCTTTGGAGGCAGTTTAAAAGTAACTGCTTGTGTCTTAGGTTTCTCCTCTTGAACTACAGGTTGTTGTACTTGTTGCTGGACCTGTGGCTGTTGTCCCATCATATTATTATAATATAGATTATAATATTTATTATATGGGTACTCTAATATACCGTTTAGTGTAGTACCATACTCTGGTTTCTTTGAATGATCAAATCTACTCAAATATGGACTATTGGTATTTATCATATGCTGATATACTTCGGCTATAGCCTGGTCATGTGTATATCCATGTGCTGATATATATGCATAATACATTGATGATATACTATCACCACTAGGTGGCATCTGTAAATCATATTGAATTGCTGCATAAACTTGATTGCTTAAATCTTGTAAATATACCTGATTTAGGCTATTAAAGAATGTATTATATGTATTGATATCATTCAAATAATTTCTATCATTATTCATATAATATTCTATTTGTGACTTAATGTCAACCTGTGGTTGCTGTTGTATTGGTTGCTGATAATACATATTGTTTGTAAACATATTTTCCTCCTTATTTTAAATACAAACTAAATTTTCTATTTTATTAATTAACTCTATTGCATTCTCTTTAGTAAACGATGTAAAATAGTTATACTTCCGCTTATTAAACATATTCGTCAAGTATATTGCCATTTTAAACTGATTACTCCGAGTTTTCATTAATAGGATATGACCATAATTATAATCAATCCCATTTGCTAATATATCTATACTATATAGAACAGATATATCTTCATCATATATAGATTCAGTAGTACTACCAGAATCTATTAGTTTAGAAAGCTTAGATATAAACTTATCTAAGATGTCTAGACTTAGGAATAGTCTAAATATAACTACTCCTACAATAGTATCATAAAATGATAAGCAATGATAATTATTAGAATAATCATCAGTCTTATCGTTTAGCATACTATTATTGTACTTTACACTATAATTTCCAAATAATACATTGTCCATAACTTCCTCCTTATCTCTTATTATTGTTTAAAAGACTTCTGTATCTTTCCTTATCAAAGTTATAATATCTAATCTCTACAGCGTTTATCATGCCTGGATTCTTTGTATGTTCCTGGGGGTTATAAAGTGATTGTAGCATATATTTAGCATATTTATCTACCTGACAATTACAATCAGATATCTTTGCTACAAGAGGATTATCTACAATAGTATCTTTTTGGAAATTGGATGCAATAAATACACCTTTAGCTCTATTTAATTGCTCTGGTTTATGTGATTCTATATGTCCTTTAATATGGAATATATTAATATTTATATTATAATCCAATATGTAATTTACTATATTCATTACACAATCTTGATTTTGTATTATATTATTATCTCCACCGTACATATATCCATTTCTTGCATTATTTGCCCATCTAAATATTCTATCACGTATTCCGAATACAGATGTTTGAGAGTCGGAGAATAAATTTATATTAGTTACTCTATCTTTGTATTTATTAGCTTCTATTACACCCATAAGTATAGCCGTTAATTCTCCCCTATTAACCGTACTATTATACATTATCTGGCTTTTCATATCTATAAGTATATCATTATAGTACACATGAGCTGCTGAGCATACTATAAACTCAGTAGACATCATAGTTACAGCAGCGTCTGTAAATATATTTACAGAATTCTTATTAAAAAAGCTATAATAATTTAATTTTCTCATATTTATTTAACTCCTTCATTTAACGTATATTTAGATATGAGTTAATATTAATATAAAAAATAAAAATAGGAGTAGGCTTTCACCTACTCCTCTAGTAAAAAATTATAAAGCAGCATGCTCTGCGGCATTATCAAGGGTATCAAATATAGCCTCATTATCAGCTATAGATTCTCTTATATCTCCACCATATTTCTTATATAAATAAGTATAGTATTTCCTATAAGCTTCCATACCATCAGGATCTCCAGAATAATTAATATAATCATCAATCAGTTTCTTCTGTTCATTTATTTGATTCTGTATGGCAGCTCTCATCTTAGGATCTATTACATTCTTTCTTAATTCTCTTTCAAGAAAGTCTATTTGTACTTTAATCCTAGTTAATCCATCAGGGTGTTCATCTTTAGCATTTAATACAAATGCAAGCCAACCATTAAATTTTAATGCAGTAACCTTTAAGAATAAACCTATAGCTCCTGGTTTTTTGAAATTCTTGCCATATGTATAGAATTTGACATAAAGCTTATGCATTTTCTCCAATACTGTGTTTAAATCAGCACTATATCCATACATAGATGAAAAAGTATCTGCCATTTTTTCATCTGTATATCCATACATACTAGCTTTAGTATTTTTATTCATTCTCTTTTTAAGAGTATTTGATACAGATGATATAAAAGTATTTATAGGATTATTCTTCATCATATTTGTCATTTGTCCTAATGCTGATACAATTACTGGTATATTTGAACTATCTATATCTTTCTCTATTTTAGAATCATCTAAATTCCTTGATGTAGATAGATTATCTTTTATAAGGTTTCCTATCTTATCTATAATACCCATAAGGAAATTACTACTACTTATACATCCTGTAGATCCTAGTAAAGCTGATGTAAATGAGTGACCTATCTCATGGAGTATTACTGCTAATACTTCTCTATCTGTTATTTCTGGTTCTGCTAATATTCCATATAGCATTACACATATAGCAGCAACTCCGGCTTTTTTATCATAATAAAAACCTTTATTGCCTTTATATACCTTTAAATTCTTTGAATATGTATCTACATAATTTCTTTCAGCAAATACACCTACATTAAGCATATATGCATTTATATCATTATTAGGATCTATATTCATACAGAATGTGCCATATCCAAACTGGTCTTCTACCAACCTATTAAACTTAATTAATTCAGGATCTACATTTATCTTAGGATCAAAAGATTTTCCTATCCATTTAGCTCTAAACTTAGATAGCTGATTTTGTATATGTGCTATAACCTGGTCTCCAAAGTATACCTCATTTAATACATTAGCTTCTTCTAAAGTAATAGCATCTCCTCTATTATTAACTTCATGCAATTTTGAATATATACGCATAAAATTTTCCTTTCTTAGTTTATCTTTAAAAAATATGGATAGGTAATTACCTATCCATATATAAATTTATTCTCCTGCAGTACAACACTTTACACCGAGATTTATACATCTCTTAAGAAGCTCTGATGAATACTTTACTTCTTTATATCCTAATTCATTATACATTTCTTGCAATACACTCTTGGAAGGGAATACTATATTAAAATTCTCTTTGCCTAGTCTATGACCATCATTATTATAATGCTCAAATATAGCGTTTAATGAACTTGCTATAGATGAATTTCTAGCTTCCATAAAGTTAGCTAATTCATTATAATCCATATAATATTGATGTCCTTCTGCTACAATACGAAGATTGTTAGGGTCTGCCATACATTCTTGTAACTCTTCAGATACACAACCACTTATAGGACAAGTTCTCTCAAATACATCTCCTATCTCATCATCTATGAATATTGTATCAAAAGTTATAGGGTCATCGTTTGTATCAGTATCTACAGTAACTGTAGCATGGTCATTATCCATACCTAATTCATCCATTTCTGATTCTAATAATATATTCTTTAAGTTAAACATATTATAGTCCTCCTTTAGATTCTAACTTATCTAATTTCTTTTCTAGATCCATTCTAGTCTTTCTAACTTTAACTAAAAATTCACTAGCCCACTCTTTGTAATTAGTTCGTACTTTTTCATTACGTAGTTCATTTATATTATTTATTACACTGGTAATGAAACCAACACTAATTCCAACTAATTTTAACGGTCCTATATCTATACCATCAAGTATTAATGCACCCGTTGTTATAGCTACAGGTAAACATTTTATAGCCATATTTACAGAACGGGCATTTACTATTTCCATCTTATCATCAATACTCATTTTGGTTTTACCAGAGATATCTTTTTCAAGATCTGCTTCTACTCTAACTAGACGTTTGATTTGTTTCTTTAATTCTCCAACTTCATCATACTTCTTACCTGATATAAAACCTAATACTTTCTTAGTAATTACATCTACATCAGAATACATTTTATCAACATTAGCATCTTCAACATTTAGTTCTGAAAGTACAGTACTCTCATTTTTATATCTAGCTAATTTTTGTTCTAGTTTTATTCTACATTTTACTATATCTGCATAGTATCTTCTTGCCCATGCTACATAATCAAATGCTATTTGCATATCTGTTATTGCTTTAAATAAATCTCCCAATGATTTTATTAGAATAAAAGGTATAGATATAAATAGTAATGGCATAATCAGTACACCTGCTACAACAACACCTGCTTTAGATCCTACATTGTATATAATATCTACAGGTAGCATATATGTATCAACCCATCTTTTAAGCATTCTAGAATAATATATAAATGCTTTTGTATCACCACTTATATTTTTTGTATTCTTAATATCATCTTCAAGTTCTTTTTCTACACGTTTTAATCTATCTATCTGATTTTGTAAATCTTCTACCCTATCATACTTTTTATCTAATACTGCAGCAATTATCCTGCGAGTAATTTTTGCAGCAATAGAATCTATTTTATCCAATGCACCGTCTGAACTATTTAATTCTTGGATAACCGATATATGAACACCATTCTCTTTCAACATTGATGCTAACATAGACCCTCTAGACACTATTACTAAATTATCTGGATTTATTATACCTGCATGACATTCTATGATACGATTTAATGCTGTTTGACAAGATGATGTGTATGAGTACTCCATAAAGTCTCTTAAATCTTTTTCCATTAAATAGTACATGCTTTCATTTTTAATAATCATAATACTACTAGGATCACATTTAGCAGCATGAATAGCAGCAGCTCCAGGACTCATTAATTCATCAGGATATAATTTATTATTATCTGGATCTAATGTATCTTCGGAACCACCGATATCGTCATCTTTACTAGTATTATCCTCATCATCAGAATCTTCTTTTTCTACATAATCCTTAGCAGGAATTATTTTAGTATCAACCCCTAGAACTATATCATCAGCTTCTTCTAATAATGGTATATTCTTAAAAAAATTACTATCCAATTCTATTCCTCCTTTTAAAATATTAACGCTTCTTTCATGAAGTGTATGGCTTGTTTTTTCTCTTTAGGTTCATATTTAGGTAAAGTATACATATTATCCTTGATTTCATTCACTCTATATTGTAACCTGTCTAATAACTTACTCATTATAGGTAATGAGTAGACATTTTTAGCATCTATATATATATTAGACTGTTGCAATATATTAAATTGATCTACATCATTTGCACATGATTTACTAAACTCTTCTATATTATCTAAAGTGTCTTTTAAATCCTTATCCATGAATTGATTATACATACTCCTGAATATATCATACCTACCAAGTACTTTTTGTACAGGAATAAATAAATATCCAGCATGAACAAGTTCATGCTCTGTCTTAGACAATGGATATAATCCTATTACTTGTCTATAGTGCAACTCCATTACTTCCTTTGCAACCATTTCTAATGATAAATTCTCATTAAAAAACTTTCTTTTAGATATTACTATTTTTACAATATCATATAAAGTAAAAGGAGTATGATGAATCTCTATTTTTATTTTACTATCAGGATTTGATATTAAATTGGGATTTAATCCAGAGTAATTCATATTACAAAAGGTTTTTATATAATATATAAATTCTTTATATTCGAAAGAGTTTCTAACACTCCTCTCAATATCCTTTACATATTTTTCAAACTCTTTACCATCTTCTATAGAATAATCTTCTATATCATACTCTGGTAAAAAATCTAAATTAAATATCTTCCCATTGGCATCAATAATATTATCTACCTTTAATAAATTTACAGGATCTATCACATGAATTATAAACTCCTTTCTAAATGGTATTATTAAAATAGTTTCGATAAATAAACATCTAACAAATATTTTTATTAGATATTATAACAATGGAAAGTCATATATATACATATATGACTCAACATTAATTTATAATTCTAAAATAGAAAGGAGGGTTTCCAATGCGAAAACCTAACAACTGTAAGAATATTAAAAGAAATGCGATTAAGATGCTATCGTTGACTACATTAATATGTATGTCAAACATAGCGTCATTAGATGCACTAGCTGCATCTAAAAGTACTTCGACGAAAGTCAATGTAGTATCTACTGTTAGTACAGATCAACAACAAGATGAATTGGATGAAACAAATCCGTATATCATGACGCAAGATCTGGAACCTACAATAGGATACGTAAATTCAAAATCAGGAGTGATAGTAAGACAGGGACCTGGTTCTGATTATGAAGCAGTAAGAACTGCAGAATATGGAGAATCAGTAGAGTATAATGGTAAAACAACAGATGGTTGGTTAAGATTGGCTGAAGATAAGTATATACATTCAGATTATATACAATCTGAACCAGTACCACCATTAACTAGACATATTGGACGTTTTAGGCTTACTGCCTATTGTAATTGTTCAATATGTAATGGTAAATGGGCAGGTGGTCCAACAAAGTCTGGATCTATGCCTGTAGCAGGAAGGACTATTGCAGTTGATCCAAGAGTAATACCTTTAGGAACTAAAGTTATTATAGATGGACATGAATATACTGCAGAGGATACAGGAAGTGCTATTAAAAATCAAAGAATCGATATGTATTTTAGTAACCATGCAGATGCATTAAGATTTGGTGTACAATATAGAGATGTATATGTATACAATTAAATAAAGATAATAATTCAAAGGAGACAATACCGAGTATGTCTATTATGACATACTCGGTGAAATAAAAAATAAATAAAGGAGAGTCTAAAGTAATGGCAGAAAATACACAAGATAAGAGGAACAGAAAAGTCATAATAGACTTTGTTAATTCTACAATAGGTAATATTAATAATAAAGATATAACCCTAGTAAAGCACCCATGTATAGCGGAAGCAGAGCTATTAGAAGGATTATGTGGTGCAATAGTAAATTCAATGGTCAAAAAAGATCAAAAATATAGTTATGTAAGCAAAATAATAGATACAACGTTTACATATATTAGAAATAGTACAGATAAATTATTGGAAAAATCTAAAACCGCATCTATAACCTCTATGTATAGATCAGTTACTATAAAAGTACACTCATCAAAAAAGGATAATCCATATATTATTGATATATTTTACATATTAGATGGGTATGCTGATAAAAATTGTAATATTTATTACAGTGCTATGGATAGTAATGAGGATATTAGTAATTATATATCTAATATTGATTATATATCAGTAGATGCAGGATTCATTTTAAGTAACAATGAAGATGAATCCAAATTGATAATAATAGATGATAAATCATCAGAAATTTTTATAGATATAAGAGATAATACAGAAAGCGTATCAGCTTTTATATCAAATGTATTTAATTATGTGATAGATATATATCTAGATATATTACAAGAAATAGTAGATATAGAAGAAGGAAATGTAGAAGATAACTATGATGCTATAACCGATAATGATGATATAGAAGAGGTTATAGAAGAAGATCAGGAAGAATCTGATTATGAAAATAATAATACTAGCAATAAATTTAAAGTTTTCACAAGAGAAATATATCTTCCTGATGAAGATATCATAATACCAGATCCTAATTTCATAAACGAAACATATAAATTCTACAATGATATTAATGTAGAAGATATGTTAGGATTAGAAAATACGATACCAGGTATCGGTAAAGCTTTAATGTCAATGGATAAAAATAATAAAGTAAATTTATATAATGCTGGTGTTACATTATTAGAATTTATATTCTCAGAAAATAAGGATAAATATATTCGTAATAAAGAGCAAATGGGATATGATGACATAATAGTATCTCTAGCATATGATAAGTATTGTATGTTTATCATTATAGATACAAAAAATAAAAAGTTATACTTACATACGAATATAACTGAAAGAGTATTTAACAAATTATTATCTTTAGATCTAGATATTACAGATATTCAGATTAATATAGGATATCGTATAATGAAAGATGGTCAAGCTTCATATGAAAAATGTGTTATGAGATTTTCAGATAAGTTTAACTCTAGATCTAGATCATTAAATTGTGAAACCTGTTGTATAAAGAATATATTCAATAGAGAAACAATATTTGATGTATTCTTAAAATGTATCGGGGAAGCAATGATAAATGTGGCAAATATAAATAATGTGTCCAGTACAAATTCAAATTATGGTCTTGAACCATACATAATATATGATCATAATTTTAATACAATATTAAAAACAATAGAAGATTCTGGTATTTTTGATAATCTTAGTAAGGATATGTATGGTGCACTGAAATTTATATTAAATGATAAAACAGGTAATGATTATCTTAAGTATTTACAGAATCGTAAATTTGTCGAAAAAGATGAGTCATTATATCATACAATATCCAATAATGGTGATAATATAATGATAATGTTCATAAATAAGATAAATATAATAGATTCATGTGGTAATATACAGACTGCAGTAAATACACAAGAAATACCATTTGGAAATTTTACCATAATCAAATCAAATAAGATGATAACTCTATCTGAATCTACTTATACTAAATCAGGTCAAGTTACAAAAGATATGTTAAAGATAGTAAAATATATGGAATATGTAAATAATGAGGCAGAGGAACTATTGTCCCCTCTGCCATTTTATATTTTAAATTAAAGGAGAATAATTATGATTAAGAATATTAAAAACTTTTTATGCAAATTTAAGATATTTGAGAATTTATTTAATTCATTAGAGTATGAGTACACTTTTGTAGATTATAATACAAATTGTAAGAATTATTTTACAGATTTGAATATAAATATATCTAATGAGAAAATAGGAAATTCTTTCCTAATCTTTATAAAGAACAAATTAGGAGAAATGGAAATGATAGATATATTTGATTATATAAATATCAAGTATATCTTTGATAAAGACCATATGCATTTATATAAAGATATTCATAATATGTGTATGTATATATTATCCAGAGAATATAATGTAGATGAGTATCTTAATATTACATTAGAAAATACTAAATTTAATATGGAAATATCCACGGAACGTAAGATTCCTACAATAAACAAGTATAGAGTAATATGTAGTATTAAGATTACAAAGAATACTGCTAAGAAGTTATCAGAGATGCTTCATTCTCTAGTATCTATATATTTATATTATGAAGATAGATATATAGATGATTCTAATCTAGATATACTGGAAAAGAAATTAGATAAGTTTACTAAAGTAGATAGAATGAATAAAGACTTTATTCATATAGCATTTGAACCAGAGAATATAGATGCTTTATACGATAGATATTTTAGATTATATTATGATAATAAATCTAAATCATTCGTATTAGATAAATTCTATGAAGAATTAGACGAAAATACAAACGAAGTTTTCATGTCTTGGAGTATGTATAATAAAGTATATGCTCAATTGCACCATAATAGCATGAAATCTATATTTAAAGATATACAAGATAAAGTCTCTGTATAAAATTATATTTTTAATTTGTATAATAACAAAAGTGTAATCCG